GCTGACGCCCGTGACCACGGGGTGCCCGTCGCGCCGCTGCTAGCCGACACCGACAAGGTGACCCGTGCGATCCCGGCGGCCGGCCGCGTCCACTCAGGCAAGGCGTGGTTCCCCGCCGTGACCGCAGGCTGCCCGTGCGGTGAGTGCAAAGACGGCAACTGGCTTGACGAGTGGTGCGACGAACTGGCAATCTTCCCGCAAGGCACACACGATGACCAGGTGGACACCCTGGCGTATGCTGCCAGAGTGGCGGTCGCTGAATGGACGCCCGCACCTACGCCCGCTAGGCCAGGGCTCTCTCCGCACGAGAGGGCGATAGCAGCCGCGCACGACAGTGCAACCGGCGACGGCAGGCATGGCGACCTCGACATCATGAACCTGCCGTTCTGAGGTGACAGGCGGGCGAAGTGGGCGAGATGCGCCAGGTGGCACCGTACCCTGATACGCTCGCGTACCTGGTGGCCCGGCTGGAGTACCGGCCCGGCTGGGAATTCACCCTCGAAGACGACGACCGTGGCCAGGGCTCAGCTGGCCTCACGCTGACCATCACGACGTGCGGCTACAACAGCTACCACCCTGAGCGCGGCGAAACGTACCGGGTCAACCACCTCATGCCGGTCCCCCCGGCCGCGTTCGACATCCGCTCATGGCAACACTGGCTGTTCGAGCAGCTGCTACTCGTCGAACGGCACGAGTGCATGGAGTTCTTCACCATGCACGACTCCCCCGGCAGCGAGCACACGGTGCGGCCCTACGCTCCGCAGCACGGACCTGGGAACGACCCGTACCGGGTGTGCGAGTACGCCACCGACACCGACCGGCGTACATCGTTCCGCGGCAACCTGAACCCGGCGTAGCCCGATGCCAGCCGCCGCGCGCACCCGCCCAGGGCTGCCCACCGCCGACATCGGCGTCCCCGACCTGTATTACGAGTACCAGGGGTTCACCGACTGGTGGGAGAACACCGCTGACCTGATCTGGCCAGCGTCGATGATCACGTACGGGCGGATGCGGCATGACCCGCAGCTGAAGGCCGTCCTGATGGCGTACATGCTGCCGATCATGCGGGCCACGTGGGTGATCGACCCGGACGGCGCACGCGACGAGGTGGTGCAGGCGGTCGCGGATGACCTCGGCGTGAACATCCTCGGTGCCGATGAGCGGCCCGGCACGGCGCGGCGGCGTGGTGTCATCTGGCTGAGGCACCTGCGGCAGGCGCTTTACAACAAGCTCACCTACGGTTACATGCCGTTCGAGCGCCGTTACCGCATCGACGACACGGGGATGGCCCGCCTCGACAACCTGGGGCCGCGGATGCCGTGGACGATCGCGATGATCGACGTGAACCGTGACGGCACCCTCAACCAGGTGTGGCAGAACACCCAGCGGGACCCGCTGCCCGCGAACCGTCTCGTCTGGTACACCAACGACCTCCAGGGCGGCGACTGGACCGGGGTGAGCGACCTGCGGGCGTGCTTCGGCGCATGGCTGCTGAAACACGAAACCTGGCGGGTCCACGCCACGAGCATCCGCCGGTTCGGGATGGGCATCCCCAGCGTCGAGGCCCCGCCGGGGGCAACCCAGACGCAGGTCATGCAAGCGCAGCAGCTCGCCACGCAGATGCGCGCCGGCGACCACGCGGGCATCGGCCTGCCGCAGGGCTTCAAGCCGGGCCTCATGGGCATGACCGGATCGGTGCCGGACGCGCTCGGCTTCATCGAGTACCTGGACCGTGTCATGGCCAAGCAGGCACTCGCCGCGCTGATCGAACTCGGGCAGACCGAAACCGGCAGCCGCGCCCTCGGTGACACGTTCATGGACCTGTTCCTGATGTCACTTCAGGCTGTTGCCGACGACACCGCGCTGATCGCCACATCCGGCGTGCCGGGGTGCCCAGGCATCATCACCGACCTGGTAGACCAGAACTGGGGTGAGGACGAGCCCGCCCCACGGCTGGTCTGCACTGACGTAGGCACCCAGTACGAGGCGACCGCAGCGGCAGTCCAGCAGCTCACCGCGACCGGCGCACTCCAGCCGGACGCCAGCCTGGACGAGTGGATCCGCAAGCAGTGGCACCTCCCCGTGCGTACCGCCCCGTGGATACAGCCGCAACCTAAGAGCGCACCGCAGCCCGCCCATCCGCCGGGCGGCGGCGGTGCCAGTCCGGGCGGCGCTTCGCCGGGCTCGCCCCCGGCCAGCCCGCCCGGACAGGGCGGAACCCCGGATTCCCCCGGTCCGGGTAGCCCGTCCGCCGCTGGTACCCCCTCAGCGGCGGCCAGCCGCAGCACGGGCGCAGCCCCCCAACTGCCGCCCGTGCTGCGGCGCCAGCCGTCCGCCGTCGAAGCACGCTCCGGGTTCAACCCGGAAGACCACCAGCGGGCATGGGAAACGGCGCTGGGCACCCTGATGTCAGCGTGGCAGCAAGTCACCGCGACCCTCAAAACGGACATCGTCGACCAGGTAGCAGCAGCGCTGGCAGGCGGCAACGTGGCGCAGCTCGCAGCTATCACGGTGGACGCCGCACCGGGTGCGGCGGTACTCGTCCAGTCGATGACAAGCGCCTGGCACGCTGCTGCGCAGGCGATGACCGCTGAGGCAGCCAGCCAGGGTGTCACGATCGACCCGGCCAAGGTGAAAATGCCGCCGCTCAGCCAGATCGCGTCCGGCCGGGCGAGCCTCGCCGCCTCCTACCTCGCGCAGCAGGCCGGGTCACGGGCCATGCGGAGCGTGCAGCCGGCGGTACCCGCCGCGAAGCAAGCCGAGGCTGCCGCCCTGGACGTGGCTGGGTTCCTCGACGACCTGTCCACCCGTAACCTCCGTGACCAGCTCGGCGGGGCACTGACCGCAGCGCAGAACGCCGGCCGTGTCGCGGTACTCGAAGCAGCGCCCGCCTCAGCCGGGCAGGCCGTCTACACGGCCAGTGAGATCCTCGACGGCAACGTCTGCGACCGTTGCCGCACGGAGGACGGCCACGAGTTCGGGTCGCTCGCTGAGGCGAACGCCGCCTACCCGACCGGCGGCTACATCAACTGCCAGGGCGAGCTGCGATGCCGGGGGACCGTCGTCGCCGTCTGGGGCGGAACGCAGGCGGGCAGCCGCCCAAAAGCGGGGGCGTCATGACGACGCCAACCAGCCAGCGGCCCGCCCGCGCCAAGTACAACCCTGAGCAGCCCCGTGACAAGGACGGCAAATGGGGGACCGGCGGCGGTGAAGCCGGCAAGATCGAGGACGCGGTGAAGCAGTGGACTGCGGACGGGAACACCGCGAACTACACGGGCAGCATGGGCATCAACCGGGCCGACATGCCGCAGCTGTCCGGCACCGTCAACGGCACCTACCGGCCGTCAGCGGAGGTAACCCCGAAGTTCATCGCTCACCTCCGCGCCAAGGGCGCAACGGTAACCGCCAAGCGGGTACCCGCTGAGCAGCTGAAGCCGACGCAGGCAACCGGTGACCTCAAGGCGATCCGCGGCATCGCCGATGACCTGAAGTCAGGCAAGCTCAAGGACACCAAGACGATCATGGTGTCCAGCGACAACCACGTCCTAGACGGGCACCACAACTGGGCCGGGCGTGTCCTCGCAGACAGTGAGGGCGGCCGCAAAGACCTGCCCGCAGGGATGCCCGTGCAGCAGGTCGACATGCCGATGAGCAAGCTCCTCGGTGAGGCGTCCGCGTTCAGCAAGGACGAGGGCCTGCCGTCCCGCAAGCCCGGCGAGTTCGCGGCCCCGAAAGCGAAGCTCGGTGACCCGCAGCCGAACGACAGCATGGACCAGTACCGCAACGCGGACGGTGACTGGAAACCTGAGCGGGCCGAGCTCCACCAGAAGATCATCAAGAGTCTCGCCGGGGACGCTGAGCCGCAGGACAAGCCGATCGCGACGTTCTTCGGCGGCGGCCCCGCATCCGGGAAGTCAGCGCTGGCCGGCCCCGGCAACGCGGTGAAGATCGACCCGGATGAAATCAAGGCGCAACTGCCGGAGTACCAGCAGATGACTACGGCCGGCGACCCGCAGGCCGCCGCGTACACCCATGAGGAGTCCAGCTTCATCAGCGCGTCTGCTGTCGCGCAGGCGCGGGCGAAGAAACTGAACTACACCCTTGACGGGACCGGGGACTCCTCCTACGCGAAGATGAAATCCAAGGTTGACGCGGCCCGCGCCGCAGGGCACGAGGTCCACGGCAAGTACGTCACCGCTGACACCGACGAAGCCGTCAACCGGGCCATGAAACGCGCTGAGCACACCGGCCGGATGGTCCCCGAAGCGGTCATCCGGTCCACCCACGCGTCGGTGTCGCAGGTGTTCGGGCAGGCGGTCAAAGACGGGCTGTTCGACACCGTGGAACTGTGGGATAACAACGGCGCAGGCGCAGCACGGCTGATCGTCAGCGGCCACGGCAAGAACGTCACCGTCCATGACGCTAAGGCGTACCAGTCGTTCCTCGACAAGGCCAAGTCATGACCGCCCCCGACGGCGACACTGCGGTGCTGCTGCTGAACGCGGTCCTCAACGGCCAGGACTACCCGCCTGACGGCGTACCCGACACCCCTGCGAACAAGGCCCTGTACGCGCAGATCGCCGCAGACGTGGACGCCATGCCGGGCGGGGTGCTGCCGGACGTGCCGTCCGACTGGTCGCAGATGCCCGACACGGGAGGCGACGGCCAGTGACCACCGCCGCCAAGCCCGGCAACAAGGGCAACGAGGAAACCCTGATCCGCTACTGGACCGAGGGTGAGGGCGCCGCGAAGATTCGCTGGGGTGAGCCGGGCGACTTCGACCGCTGCGTCACCGAAGTCACCAAAGACGCACACGGGAAAGTCCCCGAGGTCAAGGGGTACTGCGCGAACCTCCACCACCGGGCGCTGGGCGTGTGGCCAGGGCAGGAAGACGAAGGCGGCAGCCACGGGCACAAGGCGTCCGCAGCCGCATCAACAGGCAGCATGACGCTCCCCCCGCTGGTGACCATGCCGAACGTGGAGATCGTCGCCGCCGGCACGTGGGCGCTGTCATCCGGTGAGGCCACGTTCACCCGCGACGACCTCACAGCAGCGGTAGAAGCGGCGCAGTGCCCGGCGGTCGGCTCCCCCGTCATCAAGATCGGCCACGTTGACCCCCGGTTCGACGGGGAGCCCGCCGTGGGGCACGTCACCAACCTTGCCCTGTCCAGCCAGGGCAACAAGCTCAGCGGCGACCTCGCGGGGATGCCCGGCTGGCTCGGCGCGATATGCAGCAGCGCGTTCCCGTCCCGCTCGATCGAAGGCTGCTATGACTTCCGCTGCCAGGTCGGCCACGTGCACCCGTTCGTCATCACCGCGCTCGCGCTGCTCGGCGTGACCCCGCCCGGCGTCGGCGTGCTCGGCACGCTGAACGACGTGGCGGCCCTTTACGGTGTCACGGCAGCCGCCGGCACCGGAGATACCTGGACCCTGAAGGGAGCAGCGATGGCCAGTCCGGTGCAGGCCAGCGTCACCATCGAGGACGTGCGGCGGGCCTACTACGCGCAGGCGGGCACGAGCCTCACCAACTGGATCACGGAGATGCAGCTTGACCCGCCGCAGCTGATCGTCTGCGACGACGCCACTGACAGCGTGTACCGCGTGCCGGTGACGATCGCCAAGGACGGCTCAGTCGGGTTCGGTGACCCCGTGCAAGTCAAAGTCGAGTACCAGGATGTTGCCGCGTCCCGCAAGACCGGGCAGGCGGTCGTGTTCGCCAGCCTGGAAGAGTCCCGCGCCGGCGTCACCGCCGCCAGCGGGTGGGACGCGCAGCAGCAGGTCGGCAACCTGGGCGACGACCCGAGCGCCGCGCAGCTCAAGGGCATGTTCGCGATCCCCGGTGACACCAAGAGCGATTCGAAGCTGCCGCACCATGACGCGAGCGACGGCAAGGTCGGCGCGGCTAACCCCGCCGGCTGCTCAGCTGCGATCGGCGCGATCAACGGGGCGCACGGCGGCATGACAGGCGTGTCCGCGGCCGACCAGAAAGCCGCCTACGCGCACCTGGCCAAGCACCTGACTGACGCCGGGCAGGAAGCACCTGAGTACAGCGGGCCGTCAGCGTCGGCCGGCCCGCAGGTGGACGCCGCCGGCAACCACGGCGCGTACGACGGCTCGCACGCGCACCCGCACCCGGCGTTCGGCTCGCAAGGCGGCGACGCCACCCACACTCACGAGCACACGCACGCGGGTGACGCCGGACATGACCATCACATGGCACAAGACCCGGCAGCAGCGGGCACCGACAAGAAAGGAACCTCGAAGGTGGACCTCACCAGCGAGCACATCACCAGCCTGCGCGCAAGCCTCGGGCTGGGCGACAACGACGAGCTGACCCCCGACCTCCTGGTGAGCGCGGCGGGCAAGCTCAAGGACCGGGCGGACGCCAAGGTGACCGCCAACGCGCGCAGCCTCCCGCCAGGTGTCATCGCCGTGGAAAGGGAAGCGTGGGACGGCCTCAACAAGCGCGTCGAAGACGGCGAAGCGTACCGCCAGCGGCAAGCGGTCAAGGAACGCGACACGATCATCGCGTCCGCGATCCGCGAAGGCAAGTTCACCGTCGCACGAGCCGACCACTGGAAGCGGCTGTGGGACGCCGACCCGGACGGCACCCGGCAGGTACTCGCGGGGCTTCAGAAGAACGTGGTGCCGGTCGGGGACATCGGCGCTGTCGGCGGCAGCAACCCGGACGACCCGGACGACGAGTACAAGGCCCTGTTCGGCACCCCGGCTATTTAGCAGACCAGCCCCCGCACGGAGGGCCAGACAGGAGGAAAACGATGGCCGATTACACACCAGTCAACGAGGACGAGCGGTACACCCTCACAGCGTCCGCAGCTGTGACGCACGGGCAGCTCGTGGCTATCTCCGGCGTCAACACCTGCGCGCCGGCAGGCTCGGGTGACTGGCCGCTCGGCGTAGCCGCCTACGACGCTGCCGTCGGGGCACGCGTCACCATCATCGACGAGGACCTGATCCACGAGACGATGACCACCGCCGGGGTTACCGCCGGGGACCTGCTCAAGGCGGGGGCCGGCGGCACCGTCGAAACAGACGGCTCCCCCGCCGCCGGGGTCACGTTCGCTGTGGCGTTCACCACCGCAGCGGCCAACTCGCTGGCCCGCTGGAAGGGCCTGTAGGCCGCACCTGTTCCGACCCCTGGCGCCCGAGGGGCTTCGTCTTAGGAAGGGACGAAAGCGACATGCCGAATGTCTACCCCCCGGCACCACCGACACTGTCCGGCGACGTTCTCTCTATCAGCCGGTTCCTGAACTCGCCTACGGCGATCAGGCGGCGGCTGCGCGACTACCGGGACCTGCGGTTCGTATCCGACCAGATCCTCACCCAGCGGTTCAACAGCTCCGGTGGCGCGGTGCTGTACGAGATGAGTGAGCCGTTCCTCACTGACCGGCCCGTTGAGTCGGTCTCCCCCGGTTCCACCTACCCCAGGGCGAACCTGCCCACCGGCACGGCGGCGGTCGCGTCGGTGCAGAAGTGGGGTCAGGTCGTGGAGCTGACCGATGAGGACATCGACCGCAACACCTACGGCGGCCAGCTAGTCGACCGGAACCTGAAGAAGGTCGTTAACTCGGTTATCGCGCAGGTCGACGGCATCACCATGTCGGCTATCGCGTCGGCGGTCACCCAGACGCAGGCGGCGTCCAGCGGGCACTGGAATGTCCTCGGCACGGCGGCGATCCTGCGTGACATCCTGCTCGCCAAGAAAGTAATCACGGACCTGAAGCTCGGCTACAACCCCGACACGCTGCTGCTCGACGACCTCATGTGGGCGTACCTCATGAGTGACGACAAGATCACGAACGCGCTGCGCCGGGAGAACACGGACAACCCCATCTACACCGGGACGATCGACGTGCTGGCGGGGCTGACGCTGATCAACTCCCCGAACGCCCCCGCCGACCCCATGGTGCTCGACTCCACGCAGCTCGGCGGCATGGCGGACGAGGTCGGCTCAGCTCCCGGCTACGCCGTGTCTGACCTCGCCGTGCAGATCAAGAGCATCCGCGTGGACGAGGCCGACAAGTGGGACCTCCAGGGCCGCCGTCTCACCGTCCCCGTGGTGCAGGAGCCCGGCTCCGGGTGCACCATCACCGGCACGCACTAGGAAGGGGACGGTCATGCCGAAGAAGTACGTGGTCACCGGCCAGTACGTGACGTTCAAGACGAACACCACCAGCGGCCCCGCCGTGCTCGGCTTCTACCGGGGCGCACCCGTGCCGGACGACGCTGAGGAAGCCGCGATCAAGCATCACCTCATGATGGGCCTGATCGAGGAGGTACCGGAAAAGGCCATGCCTGCCGCCGCCCCGCTTCCCGGTGACAAGCCGGGCAGCACCGGCCAGGGGGAAACGACGCTCACCGGCAAGGACGCCGAGAAGGCAGCCAAGGCCGCCGGGGACAACGGCCCGAAGGGGGCAGGCGGCGCTGCTGCCAGCCCGGCCGCGCCCGCGTCCACCACATCACCCGCAACGGCCCCGGCCAGCCAGGGCGGCAAGCCCGCCACGGGCGGCCCCGCCAAGGGGAAGGCAGGGTAGCCGGTGCCGGGTGACTCCTGGGCTCCCACGCTCGGCGACGTAGCCCGGCACATCCCCCGGCGGACGCGGGACGTGAAGACGCCCGGCAGCGACAAGCTGCTGAACACCTTCACGGCCAGCACCACACCGACAGCTGAGCAGGCGCAGGCGGTCATCGACCAGGTGGTCGCCACGCTCACGGCGGACGCAGGCACGATCCCCGGCAACGCGGACGTGCAGGTGGCTGCCCGTGCGGCGGCGGAGTGGCGGGCGGCGGCGGACATCGAGGTCGCCTACCCGAACCGGAACGCGGACGTGCAGGTGTACGCGCAGCTGGACGCGCGGGCCAACGCCGCCTACGCCGTCCTGCTGCGCGTGCTGGCGGAAGCCGGCGCCGGGCAGGTGGACGTGGTGCCGGCGTGGAACATGCCGCCGTCACCACCGTGGGGTGACCTGTCACCCGGATCAGGGGCTGACCCGCTCGAATGGCGGCTCTGGAGGAGGGAGAACTTCTGATGGCCAACGCAGACGTGACCGTGGTGTGGGACAGCGCCGTGGTGCGGTCACTAAGCCAGGACGCGGACGTGCGCGCGCTGATGGACCGGCTGGCGGCGTTCGCGGTGCAGGCGATGAAAAGGCACACGCCGGTTTCGCCGGTCGGGCCGCTGCACCGTTCCGGCAACTTGCGCAGCAGCGTGCACTCGGAACGGCAGCCGGACGGGACTGTGCTGGTGGGGCCGTCCGCGGATTACGGCAAGTACGTCAACGACGGCACTCCCCCGCACCTGATCGAGTCGCACGGTGACTACCCGCTGCGGAACCGGGAGACCGGCCAGGTGTTCGGCCGCGTCGTCCACCACCCCGGCACCAGGGCGCAGCCGTTCATCCAGCAGACCGCCGGCGACATCAACGGGATCACGATCTCATGAGCGCCGCTGCTGAGTCAGCTGTCTGCGCGTGGGTCAACAGCCGCCCGATCGTGGGTGACGGGAACCCGCTGTCCCGTGGCGCGTACCTCCGCGACCAGGCGAGCCCCGCTGACGGCGCGTACGCGGTGATCGCCCGCACCCCGGAAGGCGTCACGCCGTTCGGGGTGGCCGAGGAAGACAGCCTCACCCTGGCGCGCATCCAGGCGCAGGTGTTCGCCGGCGACGAGGACACAGCGGAACGGGCCGCCGCTGCGCTGCGCAGCGAGTTCGAGAAGCTGACCGGCAAGCCTGAGCCGTGCGGGGACACGGGCGTCACCGTCCTGGTGACCGACAACCGCAACGGCCCGTTCTTCGTGCCCGGCACAGCGGAAGCGTACTGCTTCCAGGTCGGCGCGGACTTCCTACTGACCGGATGAGGAGAGAGATGACATGGCGGCACTGGCAATCATCGGCGCGGCTGACCGCGTAACCGGCGTTGACCTCACGGCGGCGCTGACCGCCGCGACCGGGGGTGGCGACACCATCCCGCCTGGCCCGGACGTGTACCTGCGCGTCAAGAACGGCAACGCCGCAGCGTGCGTGGTCACGGTCATGCAGGCCGGGGCGAACTCCGGGCCGAACGGAACGTTCCTCGCGCCGCTCGAACTCGGCTCAGTCCCTGCCACCACGGGTGACCGCGTATTCGGCCCGTTCCCGGCGGGCACCTTCGCGGACCCGAGCGACGGTCAGGTCCACCTGGCCTACAGCGTGTCCGCCACGGTCACGGTGGGCGTGTACCGCTTCCCGAACTCATAGGGGTGTACTCGTGCCTACCAAGAGGACAGCAGACAGCCCCGCTCCGGATGACGCTCCCGTCCAGGGACCAGGAAACGGAGCTGGCGGGACGGACAGCCCGGAGGACACCAGCGCACCAGGGTCCGTCCCCGCAGCGCCCCCGCCGCCTGTACGCCCCGCGCCGCCCTACTACATCGCCAGGGAAGCTCTGTTCGTCGGCGGCAACGCCGGCACGATGCCCGTCCGCGCGTTCAACGCCGGCCAGAGAGTACCAGCCGACCTGGTGGCCCCCAACGGGTGGGCAAGCAAGGTCACCCGTCCCGGCGACACCGATACGCCTGCGCCCGCAGCCACACAGGAAGAGGACGCCGAACCGGCGGGACAGGAGTAAGCGATGACAACGCGCGGCAATCCCGCTGCCCTCGCACTGGGACCGGGCAAGCTCTACATCGGGCCGCTGGGCACGACAGAGCCAGCCGACCTGACTACGGACTGGGCGTCGGTGTCAGCGGCATGGGTGCTGCTGGGTTACACAGACACCGGGTCAGAGTTCAAGTACGCGCTGGCGACCGACCCGGTGGAAGTAGCCGAGGAACTGGACCCGATCAGCAACCAGACCACCGGCCGCACGTCCACCGTGACGTTCGCGCTCGCGGAGATCACCGCGACGAACCTCCAGCGGGCCATGAACGGCGGCACCATCACCAGCGGGTCCGGCATCGTCACGTTCGAGCCGCCCGACCTGGGCACCGAAGTGCGGACCATGCTCGGCTTCGAGTCTGAGGACGCCACCGAGCGGTGGGTTTACCGGCAGTGCTACCAGACCGGCGACTCAACCATCACCAGGGCCAAGGGCGCGGCCAAGGCGACTATCTCCTGCGAGTTCACCCTGGAGAAGCCCGCCACCGGCGCGAAGCTCTACAAGGCCATCATGCAGAGCCCGCTGCGGGCCTAGCAGGAGGAGGCAAGGGACATGCGCTCGTTCACCAGCCAGCCGGATCCGGGGCAGGCAGAGGAAACCCCCGACATCACACCGGACGAATTCGAGTCGTTCACGTTCGCACTGGACGGCGTGACGTTCACGTGCGCGCTGCGCACCGACGCTGACGCGCTGATCGAGTGGAGTGAGTTCGCGGCGGCGGTGCTCGACAGCGACATCGACAGTGAGAGCCCGGAGGGGGTGGCGCTGACAAGCAAGCTGCTGCGGCTCGCGATGCCGAACGGCGAGTACCGGCGGTTCCGGTCGCACCTGCGCCAGCAGCACACCAAGCCGGACGTGCTGATGCAGGTGCTCCAGTGCATCAACGAGGAGATGGAGCAGGCGGTCGCCAGGCGCACCAGGCGCCCTACCGGGCAGCCGTCGCCCTCCTCCAGTGGGGCTACGGCGCCGGGCGGTCGCGTGTCGAAGGTCATCTCATTGCAGGCCGGGGACGTGACGGTGGTCCCGATGCCCGAGCCGCAGGACCACAAGCCCAAGCAGGACGGGCGGCAGAGCAGCGCCAAGCAGGTACGCGGCGCGGGGCGCAAGAGGACCGCTTCCGCCAGCTGAGCCTGCGGGACCAGTGCGACCTGGCCGAGCTGACATGGGGTGAGGAGGCAGACCGGCACGACACGCTGCGGCTCCTGGCGCTGGTCGCCAGGGGCTTGCGCATCAAGGGCCTCGAAGGGTACGAGCCGCCGTCCGAGCAGATCGCCGGCATGTTCGAGGAGGAGGACGAGCCGGACAGCGGCAGCGAGGAGCGCAGGTTGCACGTGATCAGGTTCATGAAGGCCACGGGCGGCGCCTGATGCCGTCGATGGCTGACGCGTTCCTGCGGTTGCGGGTGGACCAGTCCCAGGTGCAGAAAGACACCCAGGCCGGGCTTAACAGCGTGGACACCACCAGCGCCGGGAAGAAAGCCGGGGCGTCGTACGGCGGCAGCTTCAGCAAGCAGGTGACCAGCAGCACCAAGGGGACCGCAGGGAAGGTCATCTCCGACGCGGACGCGCGCAGCAGCGGGTCGAAGGCGGGCACGTCGTTCGGGTCGGAGCTCAGGGCGTCGATCACCAAGGCGCTGTCCGGGTTCAGCCTGTCGAAGATCCTCGGCGGCGGCGGCGAGGGCGACAACGCGGCCACTAAGACGCTGAACAGCGGCGGCATCCTCGGCGGGCTGCTGCCCGGCATCGCGGGGCTCTCGGGGCTGAAGGCGACGATCGTCGGCATCGGCGGGGCCGCAGTCGCCGCGCTGCCTGCCGTGACGGCGCTCGGGGCCGGGTTCGTCGGCATCGGCGGGGCCGTCTCCGCTATCGCGCTCGGCGCCAAGACGCTGATCGGCACGAAGCAGGACATGGGGCCGCTGTACGCGCAGGCGCAGGCGGTCGCGAAGTCGTACGAGGCGACCATGCAGACGGCCGCCCAGTCGATGCTGGTGCCGCTGCGTAACGCGATGGGCCAGCTCCCTGCGCTGCTCAAGTCGATCCAGCCGGCTATCAGCTCCGTGTTCGCCGGGGCGGGGACGCTGATCGCGCCGCTGCTGACACAGCTCACCTACACGGCACAGGACGTGCTGCCGCTGCTCGGCGGCGCGTTCCGCGCGGTGGCACCGCTGGTGACACCGCTGCTGACCGGCATACGGACGCTAGTCGTGTCCATCCTGCCGCCGATGGTCACCCTGATCCGGGCGGCGCAGCCGGCGTTCAACGCGTTCGCGTCGATCCTGACCACCCTCGGGGGCAACCTCGGCAAGATGTTCACCAGCTTTACCCCCGTCATCGCCGCCAGCAGCACCATCCTGCGCACCCTCCTTGACGTGCTGACGGCTATCCTGCCGATCGTCGGCTCCCTGGCAGGCGTGCTGGCGTCAGCCCTCGCACCCGTATTCGGGACGTTCGCGGCGGCCGTCAAGGCGGTCCTGCCCGCGCTGACCACCGTCGGCGGGGTCATCGCGTCCCTGGCAGGCGCGGTCCTCACCGACCTGTCCGGAGTGTTCTCCTCCCTGGCAAGGTTCGTCGCGGACATCGCACCCAGCCTGAACATCCTCGGCAAAGCGCTAGCCCAGTCGTTCGCGGTACTGGAGAACAGCGGTGTCTTCGCCATCCTGGGCGACGCGGTCGAGCGGCTGGTACCTGTCATCGCGCAGCTGGTCAACACGCTGGTAACCGGGCTTGCCCCGTCGTTCCCGCAGATCATCCAGGCGGCCAGCCAGCTGTCCACCATCCTGGTGTCGCTGCTGACCGCCGGGCTGACGCAGGTACTCACCGCTGTGACACCGCTGGTAGCGGTCCTCGCGTCCTCCGCGTCGTCGCTGATCACCTGGCTGAACAACACCGGGGCGCTTGTGCCTGTGCTAGCCGCCCTGCTGGCCGTCACCAAGGGCTGGACGATCGCTGTGGCGACGGCCAAGGGCGCAATGGTGGCGTGGGGTGCCATCATGACCGCCTTCAACATCCTGACCGATTACCAGACCATCGCGCTCAAGGCCATGTACGGCTGGGACCTGCTGATAGCCGCCGCTACCAAGGCATGGGCCATCGCGCAGGCGGCGCTGGACCTGGTGATGGACGCCGGGATCATCGGCCTGGTAGTGGTGGCCGTGGTGGCGCTCGCCGCCGCCCTGGTAGAGGCGTGGCAGCACAGCGCCACGTTCCGCGACGTGCTTATCGACACCTGGCACGGCATACAGGCTGCCTGGTCAGCGGCAGGCGCGTTCTTCGCCCAGGTTGGCGCCGCCCTGGTGGCCGCCTGGGGCACCATCACCGCCGCATGGGGTACTGCCGTAGCGTTCTTCGCTGGCATCGTGGCCAGCGTAACCGGCGTCTTCACCGGATTCGCGGGGGCGGTGACCGGCGAGTTCGACAAGATCATGACGTTCGTGACGAGCAGCTTCGATACCTGGTGGGCGGCCAACGGGGCGGCACTGGAAAAAATCTGGTCGGCGCTGTGGGGCGCGATCAGCGCGGTGGCGACCGCCGTGTGGGGCGTGATCACCGCCGTCGCGCAGGCGGGTTGGGCGGCACTTGTCGCCCTGTTCACCCTGGAATGGGCGGGCCTGACAACAGTGTGGAACGCCGGCTGGGCGGTGATCTCCGCTGTCGTGACCACCGTGTGGTCGGTGATCAGCACGATTATCCGGACCGCGTGGCAGGTCATCGTCGCGCTGTTCACCGCCGATGTTCAGATCCTCCAGGCGGCCTGGTCGGTGTTCTGGGCGGTCCTGCAAGCGGCAGCGACCGTCGCATGGTCGCTGATCACCAATGCCGTCAAGGTGGCTTGGGCTGGCGTGCAGCTCGTCTTCACGACGGAGATCGCCGTCATCCAAGGGGTCTGGTCTGTGTTCTGGGCGGTCCTCAAGGCGGCGGCAGCCGTGTTCTGGGCGGCGATCCAGGCGGCAGTCAAGGTCGCCTGGGATGTCGTGGTCGGGCTGTTCACCGTGGCGATCAACCTGCTGACCGGCAACTGGCACGGTGCGTGGGTCGCGATGCAGACCATGTTCACGCAGGTGTGGAACGCGATCGAGGCGTTCCTGCGGACGACGCTGACCGCAATCGAGTCAGTGCTGACGACCGCCTGGACAACGGTCCAGAACACCATCCGGTCAGTGTGGGGCGGGATCCAGTCGTATCTCAGTACGGTCTGGGGTGCGATCCGGTCGGTGTTCTCAACCGCTGTCGCCGCTGTGGCGTCGGTCCTGGCGACGGCCTGGTCGGGGATCTCGAAGGCGGCCCAGGCGGCGTTCAACGGGCTGAAGTCGGCGCTGTCCACCATCTGGGGCGGCATCAAGTCGGTCCTCGAAGCGCCGATCACCGCCGTGGTGAACGCGGTCATCAACCCGTTTATCGGCGGGATCGACACGGTGCTGTCATGGGTCGGCATCAAGGGCATCCCGAAGATCCCCGGCTTCGCGGCGGGCGGACTGCTCAACCTCGCAGCCGGCGGGCGGCTACCCGGTTACGGCGGCGGTGACCGCAGGATGATCATGGCTGAGGACGGGGAGACGGTGGTCAGCAAGACCACCAGCAAGGCGATGGCCCCGCTGTTCGGCGCGTACGGGGTGCCCGGTTACGCGGGCGGCGGCATCGTCGGTGACATCATCAGCTCGATCCCCGGCGCGTCGGCGGTCATCGACGCCACGAAGTTCATCAGCGGTGACGTGCTCAAGGCGCTGGACGTGATCGGGAACGCAGCCGGGCAGGTCGCCGCTGCGGTCGGCTCAGGCAACGTCGGGCACATGATCGGCGACATCGCGACGAAGGTGGTCACCGCGCCGGTCGCGAAAGTTGAGTCGCTGGTCAAGAGTAAGATCCTCGGGCCGGTCACCTCATTCCTGTCGTCGCTGCTGGCTCCCGCGCCGGGCTCCCCGCAGTCGATGGCGTCGATCGCACCAGGTGTGGCGGCAGCGCAGAAGTACGCGCTCGGGCTGGTTGAGCAGATGTGGCCGAACAGCTCCACCACCAACTACTCCTCGCTGGTCGCCCTGTGGAACGGCGAGTCCGGGTGGAACTACCAGGCTGACAACCCGAGCAGCGGCGCGTACGGGATCCCGCAGGCGCTCCCGGCCGACAAGATGGCCAGCGCCGGCGCGGACTGGAAGACGAACGCGGCCACGCAGATCCGCTGGGGCCTCGGCTACATCCAGAGCGTGTACGGCAGCCCCAATGCGGCGCTGACACTGTGGGAGTCGCGGAACCCGCACTGGTACCGGGAAGGCGGCCAGGTCGGCCCGTACGGCGGCCGGTGGCAGCCGAAGACACGCCGGTACGCCAACGGCGGCAGCATCCCCGAACCGGTCATCGGGCTCGGGGCGCGCAGCGGCGCAGGCTACCAGTTCGACCAGGGCGAGGAAGTCGCGAGCACGGCGGCGCTCGCGGCGACCTCCTCGAAGCTGGACGCGATCGAGTCGGCCGTGAACCGGCTTAACAGCACCACGTCACGCGTGCCCGCCGGGGTCGGGAAGTCGGTCGGCGGCGCACTCGGCGGCAGCGCTTCCGACGCGGCGTTCCGCGGTCGCTACCCGCGTAAGGGATGGTAGATGGAAAGCCTGGTCCTCGGTGACATTGAGCTGCTGGGCGGCGGCATCGAGTCCGTCAACCCGATGTGCGACGGCGCGGTCTTCCGGCTGCTGCCCGGCTTCGACCCCGGCGCCCCGGACCCGACGACCAGTGAGGTCGCGTCGCTGCTGCTGGACGGCACCATCAACTACGGCCGCAGGGCGGACAACCGCACGGTGACATTGCCGGTGTGGATCATCGCACCGAGCCGGGACGTGCTGTCCGGTGCGCGTGAGCACATCCAGCAGGTCATCGACCAGGAGATGTGGGCGCTGACGTGGGCGCGGGAACGTGACCTGGCCGGGGAGCTGCCGGCGCTGCCGATGATCCTCGACTGCCAGCGGGCGGCGGCAACGCAGGTTGAGGCGGACCTGATCCGCGAGAAGCAGTTCTGCATGAAGCTGACCGTCAGCTTCCCGGCGCTCCCGTACGGCAGGAGTGACACCCAGCAGCGGCTCCAGTTCGCGAGCCCTGTGCCGTCCGGGCCGCCCGCCCCGCCGTCGCCGGTGCTGATCGACGACTACTCGACTATCAGCTCCCCGGTCTGCTACCAGTCCACCCGGTGCGTTGTCGGGCCGCACAGCTGCGCGTGGGACCCGGACGGGTTCGGTGACCCCGGCGGGCAGAACAGCCTGTTCGATTACAGTGCGGTCCTGGCCAACGTCGTCAACCTGGCTGGCATGTCGTCGGTGTCGGTGTACCTGGGGTTCGGGTCACGCTGGTACTGGAACCTGCCGTACCACGGGCAGCACGTCGCCCGCGTCACCCTCACCTTGACTGACACGTCAGGTAAAACGCTGTCGATGACGCGGAACGATGTCCGGCTGCCGGTCACGCCGCTGCCGCAGTCGCCGTTCTTCAGCCCGGTCACGATGCGCATCCCGACCACCGACCCGGTGTTCAACTACGGGAACGTAGCCGGGTACGAGCTGACCGTCTCGAACCATCACCCGTTCGGCCGGCATCACCTGCGGTGGGTGACGCTGTACGTGGACGACCTGACCGCTTACCCGGACTCGCAGACGGTGACACCGGTCACCAGGGGCGCGGTCTACACGCTGCGCGGCCTCAAGGGGACCGCCCGCGCGCCGATGTCGAGTTCGTTCACCCAGCCGCCGACGCCGGGTACCGCGACTACCGTAACGGCGGCGGGCCTCGGCAGTTACACCGCCCCGGCGGGCACCGCATGGCTTGCGGTGCAGGGTGAGGGGTCCGGCGGGCCGGGCGCGTCCTTGACGGGTGCCGGGCTGGGTGCCGGCGGCGGCGCGGCTGAGAGCGCACGCGAGGACGTGTTCCCCGCGTCGGCTGGCGATGTCATCCCGTACAACGTGGGGGCTGGCGGCACGCCCGGCAACGACGGGCAGGCGACGACGTTCGGGCCTGGCCCGGCCGGGCCGCTGGTGCTGACCGCGAACGGCGGGAAGGCGGCCAGCGGGACCACGGGCGGCCTCGGCGGCACCGGCTCAACCAACAGCGTGCACTACGACGGCGGGAAAGGCCGGGATGCTACGGGGTCGCTCGGTGCGGGCGGCGGCTCGTCTGGTGGCACGTCGGGGCCTGGGCAGACGCCGATGGGTACCACGTCGACGAGTTTTACCAGTGCGGGCACCACCAGCTGGACTTCGCCGTTCACCGGCCTGATCTACGCGGAGGTGTGGGGCTCGGGTGCGGGCGGTGCGACCGGCTACTTCGGCGGTAACGGGCAGGCCGGGTCTGGTGGTGAGTACGCGGCTCAGTTCGTGCCGGTCACCAAGGGCAGCAACTACGCGGTTGTCGTCGCCGCACCTGGTGCGGGGGCGTCCGGCGGCAACCAGCTGCCCGGCAGCAACGGGAACAGCTCGTCGTTCACCGCTGACGGCGGCGTGCAGGTCACCGGGCACGGCGGCACCAGGGGCGTGGCCAGTAACTCCTCAGGTAACGGGCCGGCTGGCGGCACCGGCTCAGCGAACAGCGTCCACCATGACGGCGGGCGGGGCGGCGGCGCGGAACCGTACGGCGGCGGCGGCGGGTCATCCGGGTCACCGTCAGGTAACGGGAACAACGGCGACAGTTACGGCAACCCCGGATCGGCGCCGGCTGACGGTGGCGCGGGCGGTGCCGGGTCCGGGCCGAACACCTCCACTCACGGGTCGAACGGGTCGGCTCCCGGCGGTGGCGGCGGCGGCACGTACTTCAGCACCACGGCGGGTAACGGCGCGGCGGGCAAGGTGCGGCTGTCCGTCCCCGGAGGCACCCCGGACCAGTTCGGCGCGCCCGCAGTTACGGGCGGCGGCGCGGGCGGGAACGGCGGGGCCACGGCGAACAGCGGTGGCACGGCTGGTGCTCAGCCGGGCGGCGGCGGCGGCGGCGCGAACAGCACCGGGTCGGCTGAGGTGGGCGGGGACGGCGGGGACGGGAGGCTGGTCATCACCCCCTATGCGCCGGTCGCGTTCAAGTCGCTGCTGGTGCACCGGCCGCCGAAGGGCAGCTCGAAGCTGTTCCAGCCGCTCGTGTCGGTGGGCGGCGGGGCGGACACGCCGAACGGGGCCACCTGGTACACGCTGCCCCAGCCGGTCAGCGGCGTATCCGCCGTGTTCCTCGGCACCTACACGTTCTACCTGATCGCGTCGTCGCTGAACGGGTCCGGTACGCGGACGGTCACCCTCACGGTGCGGCAGACAGAGTACAGCGGGGGGCCGACGTACAGCATCGCGACGGTGCCGGTGACGTTCTCCCCGGCGCAGCTGACGAACGGGCTGCTGTGCGCGGGGGTGCTGACGCTGCCGGTGAAGAAAGTCCCGCCGGACAACACGCAGGCGTCATGGGCGGTGTCAGTGACTGACACGAACACGGCAGACCGCTGGTATGACTGCATCGCGCTGGACACTCAGGGGCAGACGGCGATCATCAATGAGCCGAGCACCGGATTCCAGACGTACTTCCTCGACGCACCGGACCCGAACAAGAACCTGGGAAACGTGCTCGGCACCCAGACGGACAGGTCCGCTGCGGTGTCGGTGATGGGTGAGATGACCGCGTACACGGGCGGGCCGATGGTGGTCGAGCCGACTGACGGGGAGAACATGCTGTTCGCTTACTGCCCTGGGGCTCTGGCCCCGGCGGTCGGCGTCACGTACTTCGACACGTACTACTTCGACCGCATCGACTGAGGGGCTGACCATGGGCAAGTTCGGGATACTCGCGTCGGTCGCGGCGGCTGAGCTGGCAGGGCACTGGCTCGGCCTCGGGTACGGGTTCCTGGTGATGCTGGCCGCGTTCACGTTCGTAGCGCTGCGGATGAGCGCCACGATGGCCACGGGCAGCAACGCGCTGGTCAAGGCGCAGGCAGCGCACCAGCGGCTGGACCTGCTGGTGCCGAAGGTCGGCACGATCGAGACGACAGCGAACGGCGCGCAGACCACGGCGAACAACGCCCTGCCTAAGAGCGGCGGCACGGTCACCGGCAACCTGACGGTGAACGGTGACCACACCATCGCCGGCAACCTGCTCGGCAGCGGCGGCACCCTGACCACGGGCAGCAACTTCCACGTCAGCGGCGGCGGCGCCACCGTCGACCTCGGGCTGACGGTGCACGGCAACCACAGCGTGGACGGCAACGCGGCGATCGGCGGGACCCTGAGCGGAGCCAGCGGCGGCACGGTGGAGTCAACCGCGATCCACGCGGGCGGCACGATCCTCGCTGACGGCCAGGTGAACGCCGTAGGGAACATGAGCGCAGGCAACTTCGGCGGGCCGTACCAGGGCGGCCAGGGCGCGGTGACACCGGTACCCACCACCGGCTTCACCCTCGCGGAGACCGCCACGGCGGTTAACGGGGTCATCAACCGGCTAGACTCGTCCGGGCTGATCAGCTAGGAGGGCTCGTGGTTGACTACCCGGATGCGGGGCTGTCACAGGTCGCGGTGATCCCGCAGGGCACCTCGCAGATGACCTGGCTGGGCAATGAGGGGCACGTCACGCCGCCGAAGTACAGCTTCACCTACTCAGGCGGCTGCGAGAAGATGAGCTGCACGCTGCCCGCCCCGGCAACGTACCGGGCTGAGTGGATGCTGGCCGGATCGGCGGTGAGCATCTTCCGCGGCGGCCACCAGGTGTGGGCCGGGCAGCTGGACGAGCCGGACCCCGGTGACGGCGGCTGGTCGATCACCGGGGCGGGAGTCGGCGTGCAGGGCGCTGACTTTGAGGCTGTGTTTACTGACACGTGGCCGACCGGTGAGCCGGACGAGTTCGTGAATAACGCGATAAGCAGGGGACTCCCCTGGGTTAACCCTGGGATCGGGACACCCAGCGGGATCTGGCTGGGGCAGCCGCCGGATTCTGGTGCCCAGTACGTGGACGCAGTGCTGAACACCTGCTGCACGAAAGGCGGCCTCGGCTGGTACGTGAACAGTCAGCCGGGCGGGGTGATCGGGAACAGCCTGGCGCTGGGGCCGCTGCCGACGACGGTGAACCGGATACTCGTCGCGGTCAACCCGGTCGCGCGGACGCTCGGCGGTGACGTGCGGGCGATCTTCATCCGCTACCAGGCCACCACGGACAGCACCGACACGTCGACCGCCGCGACGTACGCGCTGACCAGCGTGACGAACACCGGGCACAGCGGGCGCGAGTACTACCTGGACTTGTCTAACGCCGGGGTGATGACGCAGGCGGCGGCGCAGGGGGTCGCGTCGGCGCTGCTGAAGATCTACCAGAACGCGAGCTTCGCCGGGTCGTTCACCGTGATGCCCGGTCAGCTGCTCACCACGGGCGGGGTGCCGGTGGACCTGGGCTGCGAGCAGGCCGGGACGGTCGTCAAGCTGATCCTGGCGGACTTCGCGTACGGCGGGGGGCTGCTGCCCGCGCAGCCGGCGCAGTTCATCACCGGGGCGTACGAGTGGGATGATGCCGCCTGCCAGGCGACGATGACGCCGTTCCAGGCGGTGGACCAGTCGCTGGCGTCGCTGCTGTCGGCGACCTCCCAGACGATGGTCCCCGTGACGAGCTCCTAGCCGGCCGTACGGGGACCGGCGCACATGTGCGGGGGTGTTAGCAACCTGTTGCCTAAGAGGCGGTTAAGCAGCTGCTGGGACTCCCCCGGATGGAGTACCTTTTCAGCGGACACGGACGCGCCCGCGAGACCGCACCACTGACCCGCAGGAGATGCCCGTGACGATCTACTTCCCGGACATCAGCTCTTTCCAGGGCGGTATCAGCCTGTCCGGGGCGCTGGCTGTGGCGGTCAAGCTCTGTGAGGGCACCGGCTACGTCAACCCTTACTACGCGTCGCAGGCGCTGGAGGCGCAGCGGCGGAAGTCGTTCCAGCTGGGTTACCACTTCCTCCACCAGGGGAACGGCGCCGCTCAGGGTGACTTCGCGCACGCGCACGCGGGAGCGGTGCCGATGATGGTGGACGCTGAGCCGCTGACCGGGCTGGACGGGACACCGAACCCCCGTTCGGCGCTGGTCAGCGACCCGGAGATGATGCGCGGCGTCAAGCTGTCGTCCGCGCCGTCGATCGCGGACATCTGCGCATTCACCGATGAGTACCGGGCTAAGGGCGGGGTGCTGCACTGGGTGTACCTGCCGCGCTGGTACTGGCTGGAGATGGGCTCACCGTCGCTGGCCCCGCTCGCTGAGCGGGGGCTGCTGCTGTGGTCGAGCCAGTACACCAGCTACACCGACGCGGGCAGCGGCGCCGGCTGGCAGCCGTACGGGGGGATGACCCCGCAGTGCTGGCAGTACACGGCGTCGCTCAGCTTCGGCGGCATCGCCAACGTGGACTTCAGCGCGTTCCGCGGATCGAGGTACGCGGGCAAGCAGGACAGTGCGAGCGTTAAGGCGGCGCTCGCTGAGTTTGAGGCGCTGTCCCGCACCGGCAAGGTGGCCCCGCCTGCGGCTGTGCTGCCGCCTGTGCGGGACCTGCGGGTCGTCGCTGTCGGTAAGACGACGGTGAAGCTGCAATGGCAGTCCCCTACCGGGCAGTCACCGTTTGGGGTGAGCTGGTACGAGATCGGCGCGCAGTACGCCGAGGGTCCGAAGAAAGGGCAGGACGTGTGGCCGGGCCGGTGGGTGAACAAGAACCTCAGCAGCAGCCTGGAAGTCCACCAGTTCGGGTCCATCCCGCACGGGGTGAAAGTCAACATGATCGTCCGCGCCGCCGACCGGGACCGCCTGCACGGCTCCGAGTGGGCGACCGTGCAGATCGAGATCACCACCTGATCAGCTAGGAGCTGGCTTGGCGCCGAACGACGCGCCCGCCCCTGAGATCACCGCAGCCTGGTTGCTGACACTCAACTGCGGTCATATCACCCGTATTGAGGGCGGGCCGGTACAACCCTTGGTACATTGCGCCTCATGCGGGCAGGACAGCATGGTTTCGCTGGCCGTCCGGCAGTAGGAGGAACGATGAGTGACCTGGTTGTCTCGTGGATCCGAACCGGCTGCGCGGTGCTCGCCGGGGCGCTTATCACCTGGGCGGTCCGGCAGGGCCTGATCGCGGATGCTTCCGTGCAGGGGCCGCTGACGGAAGTGCTGGTGGTCGGCATCACGGCAGCCTGGTACTTCATCGTCCGGGTGCTCGAAAAGGTCAACCCGGCGTTCGGGTTCTTCCTCGGCGTCCCGAAGGCACCCACCTACACGCCGCCCCCCACCGCTGTCACGCAGCCCAGCCGCGTGCGTGGCAGCGGGGCGCAGCCGCCGACTGAGCGGTTCTGACCGCTGCCGGGTTGAACCGGGTACCCGGCAACGCGAACGCCCGCCCTGGACGGCCTGTGGCCGCGCCGGGGCGGGCGTTCCGCTTGCTGCTACTTCTTGCCCCTGCCGTCTTTGCCTGCGTTCTTGGCGTCCTTCGCGGCACGCGCGTTGTGCGCGGCCATCTGCCGGTTCAGCTTGGTCGCAGCCGCGCCGTTCGCCCGGAGGCGGCTGACCCATTCCTCTTCTGACTCGCCCGGCCGGCGGTCGCCTGGCTGTGCCATGGTGTTTCCTCTCTCATGGTGACGATCCCGCAGGGTAGCAGCATAGCGCACGTGTGAGCGGTACCCTGGGTGACGGGCACCCTGCGCGAACTGGGCGCGCTCCCCCGCCTACAGCCAGTCGATGTCACCGATGGTGCCGAGCGGCTGCGCGTAGCGGAACGTCTCCTCTGCCGTGACCGTGCGCGGGCAGCCCTCACCGTCGAAGCCGAGGCACTCCCAGGTGTCCATCGCGAAGTTCAGGTGCATCTGCCCGTGCACGGGGCACTCGGGTTGCGGGACGGTGAATACCTCACCAGTGTCAGCTGGCATGCTGGCCAGGGTACGCGCGAAAGCCCGCCGCAGGCATTCTACGGCGGGCCTTCGTCGTTGCTCTGGGGCCTACTTGCCCTCGCCCTTCGGGAGGTCCCTGACGTCCAGCTTGTCCAGGTCGTCGCGGCTGATCCGGCCGACGAACGTCAGGCCAGGGCCAACCTTGTCGCCGGGCTCTGCGTCTTCGAGGTTCCCGCTGTCCTTCGGCATCTGATGTGCCCCTCTCTCGCTGCTCACCTGCGATGGTGACTGCACACATGTTATGTGGGCAGGTGCGGCCTCACAACCCCCGAACTTTTATGTAACGTTGTGCTACTAGCGCCACGGGGGGCGGCACCACCACTCCCGGTACCAGGCCGGGCACCAGCCGAGGCACGCGAGGAAGCACAGCAGGTCATCCACGGCGGCAGCTTAGATCAGCAGGTGCTCCATGGCCAGCGCTACGGGCCACTCACCGTCCGGGCCTGGGATCCACAGCCGGCCGCGCGTGCACCCGTTGCCGGGGGGAAGCTCCTCACGGCGCACACCGGGGGCCAGGGCGCGGCCGAGCGGAACCCCGGCGTCCAGCAGCAGCTCAGCTGACGGGGGCATCCGCTGCGGCAGGTACACCGACACGATCTCAGCGACGGGCCGTTCCGACAGGGTGACCAGTGTGCCCTCCCGCCGCCAGGCGACCCCGGCGCCGGGCAGGCCCGGCATCAGGTCCGGGTAGATGCGGGCGCTGACCTGTACGCATGAGATGATGCGGGCATTCACGTCCTCGCCTGCTACCCGTGCGGCGTAGTCGGTGAACAGGGCGGGTGAGTGTGTCCCGGCAGAGCCAGCCGTCTCACCCGCCCTGCCTTCCCCGGGGGCAGGGAAGCCCGGTGGCGGCGCGTGCTCGTCCAGCAGCCGCTCGATCGCTATCAGCTTGGCGTCGTTTTGCAGGTCCGGGTGGATGAGGATGCGGCGGCCCTCGCGGATCAGGGCGCAGAAGTTCGCGGCGAGTTCGTCGCGGGTCTGGCTGTTGATGCGGGCGTAGGAAAACACCATCACAGCGTAACGGGGCAACTACTGAACGTCTATGACATACCTGTGTCTTTCCGGTCATCTCCGCCCAGCGGCTTCCGCCCCCACGCCGCCCGGACCTCATTCACCGACTCGTCAGTCGCCCGGTCACGGGTACTCGATGCCGTAGACCCTGGCCAGGTGCCGGGCCATCTCGTCCTGAGCTTCGCGCCACTGGTCACGCGCCGCGCACCAGCGGGCCGCCGCGTCGTCGGGGACCTGGACCATCCGGGCGCGCTTGTAGCCACCCAGGCCGGCGTCATCCTCGAAGTCGACCGTGACCTCCGGGTACAGCTCAACGTCGGTGTCGATGTAGGCCAGTGTCACGGGTGCGCCCCTTCCCACGCTGGCAGCAGCGCCCCGATGTCAGACGGCATCACGTCACCTGGCCACCGGTCATCCGAGTACAGGTGCACGCCGCCGTCCAGCTTGCAACGGTCAGCGAAGTACGCACACTGCATGTGATGCGTTGTCTCAATGTAGCTGCGCAGGCCCGGCACCGGCACATGAGCGTGGTGCGCTGCTATCGCCCCGTAGTCGAGGAACGAGTACGGCACCCCGTGGTTACCCCACGGCCCCGGCCGCGTATACCGCACGGCGGCAGCAGCGACCACCTGGCTTGTGGGCAGCACCCCCGTCGACCAGACGTGCGGCACGTTCCCGTACGACCACGGCACCTCCACCGCGCCGCCCGGTTGCGCCTCCGCAACCCAGATCACCGGGGAGTCCGCGGACAGCCCCCGGCCGGACGGCATCCGCTTCGGGTAGTCAATGCGGGTGCACACCACCACGTGGTTCCACTGGCTGAAGCTCGGGCTGGCCAGCCGCTCCATCAGCTCCACGATCGCGCTGACCGTGGTCAGCGTGTTGACTACCGCCAGGTCACCCGGCTCAGGCAGGACATCAGTCACGTGCCCCACCATGGCACAAAAGGAACCGCGCCGCCCAGGTTGCCCTGGGGCGGCGCGGTCGCAGCGCGCTGCCTCGCGCTACTTGCCGTGCTTGTTGGCCTCACCGCGCAGTTCTGCGAGGATTCCGCGGCCCCTGATGACCGCTTTGGTGTCATCTCGGTTACCGTTGTTCTCATGGGCCAGGGCCCTGCGTTCCCTGGGGGTCAGGTCAGAATCGTCTCTTTCCGGGTGGCTGTCGAAGCCGAACATTGTTGACCCCTTTTCTGTAAGGTTGGGTTTCCCTGGGGAAACGAGCCGCGCAAGACCCGGCTTGTGCGGTGCTCCCGCCGTTTTCTACAACTTCCACCACGCTTCGAGGCAGCGTTCCTCGATGGCTGCTTTCACGCCCTTGCCGGTGCCCGTCTTGTCGTTCTCGTCGAACAGGGCCTTGCGCTCCCTGGGGGTCAGGTCGTCGTCTCCCCGGTCAGGGTTCGGGTCGAACCAGCCGCCCGTTAGTATGCCCACTGCCTGCTCCTCTCCCGGTTTCCCTCTTGTGGCGGGGGCCGCGCCGGCTACTTGCCCGGCGGGGGGATCAGGACCGGCAGGACGTCCTCGTCCTTGTCGTCTTCCCGGCGAAGGGCGGCCTCGTCGCAGCGCATGAGGATCGTGCCTGCCGGGTCGATGTACTCCAGGGTCAGCGCGACGCGCTCCCGTGTGGTGAGCAGCGTGTTACGCGGGTCACGCGGCGGGAGCTGGATGTGCCGGACGGCGAGTGACATGCGTGCGCTGACCACAGCTGCGCGCTGCTCCCTGGTGCCGATGTTCTCATCACCTGTTGCCATGGTGATCAGGGTCGCTGTGTCGAAGTCCTCGACGGTTCCGTTCACTTGACCCTCCCCTCTCTCTGTGTAACGGCATCATACACGTGGGGAGTAAGGATGTGGCAAACGTCAAGGCCACCGCATATAGCAGGACCCCCGGCCCGTGGAACACCAGCCGGGGGTCCTGTGCCATGCCCCTCATCAGCCAGCGTACAGCAGCCGCACCCACGTTGCCGCGTACCGGCCCATCGGCTCATCATGCTGCGCGTGCCAGCCCCGGAGGAACTCCGTGATGACGCGGGCGTCCGGGGCGAGCCCGGCTTCCTCCAGGTCCCCGTACGCGCGGGCGCGCATCGCCGCAGGGAACTCCAGGTCCGCCCGTCCGGGGCCATCAGGCGGGAAGACGGCGGCCCGCCAGGCCCGCGCAGCGGTCAGCGTCGCCGCGTACACCTCCAAGTCCGGGGCGTCAGCGGTGTGCCTGCGGTTCCGCTCAGCCTTGTCCTTGACGGAGATGACCAGCTCCACCGCGCTTTCCGCAGCCTCCACCAGGAGGTACGGGTTGAGCTGCCACTGGCGGACGATCCGCGCTTCTGCCCGGTCCATCAGCGTTCCCTTTCCGGTACCAGCGGTATCAGCTCACCGCCGACCTCGCTGGCGGCGGCCAGCGACACGGCCGGGTACTGGCTGAGGACTGCGCGCAGCAGCTGACCGCTTAGCGGCATGTAGGTGTCCGGCCCGACCCTAATCCACTTGTAGCCGTCCACGTCCTCGAACACGGGAAGCCCGGCCGCGAGCGCTTCAGGCTGGACTAGCAGCGTGTCGGGCAGCATCCCGTCCGCCCGGTTCATGTGCCGCCCTCCCCGCCTGCCGGGTACCAGCGCTGCCCCTTCGGGTCGGGTACCGCGCGCACCTTACCGTCCTTGGCCAGCTCACCGAGGAGCGCCAGCATGAGCGTCATCGGGACTGGCCGGTGCAGCTCACCGATCGGCGGTTCCGGCATCGGCAGGCCGGGGCTCAGCTGGTAAGCGGTGCGGCCCGGCTGCCCGGTGACGGCGGCCAGGACGAACGCCAGCTGTTCGGAGTGCCGTTCGCGGGGCAGCACGGTTGTCATGGTGCTACCTCTACTGCGACGACGAACCGCCCGCAGGTTGCGCAGCTGACTCGGATCTTCCCGGCGTAGTAGGTTGCCGTGACCGGCTTGCCGGGGTGGCACCTGCCGGTCACGGTGAGCGGTGAGTCGTGGGTGGTGTGGTCGCAGAACATGTTGGAGCAGCCCAGCGCGTCCAGGTACTCGCAGCTGACTACTGCGCCGGCCGGCAGCTGCTCCGGCAGCTGCTGCGGCGTGGGGGTTACGGCCAGCACTTCCCATCCGTCCACGGTGAACAGCTCGCTGCTGCGCATCGCGTCCGCCGTGGCGTCCGCTACGTCGGTGTCGCTGGTGGCGTCGGAGACTTTGACGGCCCCCGTGACCCTGATCGTCTTCACGGTGCCTCCTGCGGCTGGCCGGTGCCGGAAAGCTCCGCGTACGCGGTTTTGAGTGCGGTGAGCTGCGGCGTGTCGTGGAAGGTGAGGTACTGGCTGGCGCCCATGCGGATCAGCATGGCCTCTGCGATCCGCTGCGCGTGCGCCCAGCCCATGTTGGCGAGCGCGTCTTGCAGGTTGACCAGCTGACCGCTGGCCAGCGACGACGCGAGGCGCAGGAACCGCTTCTCATGGCCTTCCGGGTACAGCTTCGGGTCGCGCACCAGGTTCTGCCATGACTTGATCCACGCGCCGGGCAAGCTCGCATGGTCGGCCATCGAGTAGTGGGTGTCCAGTACCACGTGCCGGGCGAATGCCCTGGTGCCGGGCAGGTGGGTGAACGTCACCAGGTGCATCGCCGCCTGGCTGGCCGTCACGCCGTCGATCCGCGCGCCTTCGGCCAGCAGCGCGCACAGCTCCTCACGGGTGCAGCCCTCAACGGGGTCAGTCATCGGACTTGGCTCCTTCCTGGTCGTGCCAGTCTTGCCATACCTTGCGGGCTTCGCTGGTCGCCCAGCAGCTCCGCGTCTCGATCTCCGCGCCGCACGTGCAGCCGAGCAGCAGGTCACGGTGCTTCCCGGCTGTGGCCAGGGTCAGCTGGTGCTCCCCCGGCGTTTCTTCGAGCGGCGGCCAGTGCGGCAGGGTCAGCCCGTCCTGCGTCGGCCCTTTCGCCCGTGCCGCGACCAGCATGGGGTCCGGCAGTGTCCCAGGCTGCCCGTGGCGGAGGAAGCCGAGCCCCTGGGTCAGCAGGTGCAGCATTACCTGCTTCCGCGCCAGTGCGCTCGTGTCAACTCGCGTCCACGTCACCCGGCTCACCCCCGAGCGGCGGGAGGATCAGGCCCTTGTCGATCGCGGCGAGCGTCGCGTAACCGTGGCTGATGCGGAGAAGCGCCGCCGTTTTCTCACCCTTGGTGTACGTGCTGGCCATGGTCAGCTCATGCGCTTCATGCAGCGCCCGTGCCGCGTCAGCGAGGTAGCCGCTGCCGTCGTAGCTCACTGGGTCACCCCGCGCACGTGCTCGATAACCCAGCCGCCCGCCTGGTGGCCCATGCCGAGCACGTCGACGCGGGCTTGCGGGAACAGCAGGCTGCGCTCCTTGCACCACGCGGCTGCCAGCAGCAGCACTTCCATGAACGTCTTCTCGCCCAGTTCGTTCAGTGAAGAGAGGTACCGGCCGTCTGCCGCGAACTTCAGGTATACGGCCACCAGTTGGTCCCGTTCCTGCGCGACGATGCTGAGGCCGCCGTCGTCGCAGCACCAGCCCCGGTCATGCACGATCAGGCCCGCCCCGACCAGGTACTCAGCGGCGGCGTCCACCGCGCTGGTAATCCCCGACGCCGGGAACTGCGTCACCTGCACACCGCCGGCGCCGGGCCGCCGTTCTATCACCGCGCAGGCCAGCGCCAGGATGTCAGCCTCACTGACCCACAAGCCGGTGACCGGCTTGCCCCTGGCGTTGCGGATGACAACCGGCCACGGTTCCCCGTTGTCCGGCACCGTGACGCGCAGCGACTGAAGCGGCCGCACCGCGACGCCTGGTGGCGGTGACTCGGCCAGGATGAATACTTCCTGGCCGTGCTCGTTACTCAGGTTCTCCATCGTTCGTTCTCCCTCTCTCAGGGTCACCGGGCGGAGGTGCCCGGTGATGTCATAACGGTGACTTCGGGGTAAGCAGCGTTCCGGGTGGCAGGCGCTTGTCGATCGCGGCGAGGACCGCGTAGACGCGGGCGATGTCGATGTGCGCCTGAGCTGCGCTCCCCGGCGGCAACCCGGCCGCCGCCCGGCTGGCCTCAGTCAGCGCCTGCTCGGCCATGGCCTCGTACCTGGCCATCAGCCCACCGCCCGAACGTGCTCGATCGTGCCGTCACCGAGGACGCCGATCACGTCCACCCGGATCCGGTCGGCCCGCCGGCCGTGCTGCTGCATCCACAGGGTGAGGAGCCGCCGCATGACCTGCTTCCTGACGTTGCTCATCCGGTCCAGCCGGCTCCCGTGGCGTTCCTTGTTGACCCGCAGGTCGACCGCGACCAGCACCCCGTGATCATCAGCGACCAGCGGCAGGCGGTAATCACCTTCTGACCAGTTGCGGTCCAGCACCGTGAACCCGCACTCGCCCAGATGCCTGACGGCCCGTGCCATCGCCGTGTCCGCGTCCCGGTGCCAGGTGACGTGCTTGATCTGGTCTGCCTGAGCCGGGTGGCAGTCGGTGCGCAGCTCACCTCGGTAACCGCACCTGGTGCACACGGCCCGGTGGAGGGTCTCCACGCTGACGGCGGTGTCCTGAATGGTCACCGCAGGCGCTCCGTGGTGATCTTCGCAGTCTGGTTGAGGCGGCGGGTCACGGCAGCGCGCACCCGCTCGTCATCCGGGTAGACGCCGAGGTCCGCGAGGATGTAGCGGACTGTGTCCGCCAGCCGTTCCGCGCTGCGCTCCGCGGCCTCGGGCGTGTCAGGGCCTGCCCGCTCGATCACCCACTGGTCACCGGCCTCGACCACATGGGGGGCCTGCGCCATGGTGACCAGCGTGCGGGCCAGCCACCCCTGGTCGAAACGCTGCACGTACCTGCCGCCTTCGCGGGTGCGGAGGGTGACGGTGAACTCGCCGGGATCGGCCGGGTCGGTGATGCTGTCGAGGAACGCCGCGACGCCTGCCATGAACGCGGTCTCCTCGGCTGCTGCCCGCGCCGCCTCAGCCTCCTGCTCCTCGCCGGTTAGCTCAGCCGGCGGCGGGTTCAGCGCGGCCCACTGCTCGTAAGCCAGCCGGGGGTTCCAGCTGACCGTGGCCTGCCGGTGCGGCGTGCTGTGCTGCACTGTGTACGGGGCACCCTGCTCGATCACCAGGTGGACCCCGCTGTGGGTGGTGCCGCCTACCAGTGACATGACGCTGAGGGGAACGTCGCCTTGCGGCACCTCCCCTTCCGGCATCTTCACTGTCACGATCGCAGGGTGGCCAGTCTCGAACCGCACCACCTTCCCGTCTGCGAGTACGGCGGTGAGCCGCACCTGGAGCGCCTTGGCCAGCAGGCCACCGTCCGGGTACGCGGTCAAATCAGGCATCTTGCTTGTCCCTCTCTCTTTCCGGTTCGCATGCGCACCAGCCCATAGTGTGGGCGAGTGACCGCAGGTGCTGCTCCCGCCACCGCTCGTCGCGGTACCGCTCCCACACCGTCCAGTCCCACAGCCCGGCGCTGAGCACGGTGCGGGTCACCTGGTACGGGCGCCTGTGGGAGTAGGGCCACTCGGCTGAGGCCCGTGCCGCCTCTGCGGTGCAGTGCTCGCAGGTCATCGTCGTGCCGACCCGGCGCAGGCACGCAGGGTCACCCATCGACGCGGGCATCTGCGGGTGAAGCATCACGACGTGCTTGCAGTCGAGGACCGCCATCCAGTCCAGCAGCTCCTCACCGAGCATGTTGAGCACCATCAGCCCTCTCCCTCTCTCGGGGTTACCAGGCTCTTTCAGCGGGGTCTCACAACCCCAGTATACCGCACACATGTTAGGTGTAGGGGGGCAACAGGTTAGCGGGTATCGCTGCCGCCGCGTACCCGGCCACGGCGAGGCGCGCGTGCACCCACGCCAGGTCGTTGAGGGTCACCGCAGACTCGTAGCAGCTGTCCAGAATCCGGTCCAGCGTCCGGTAGTACGTGAAGGTACCCAGGTAGTCATCCGGCGGGATGGCATCGGCGGGCACGTTCCCCAGCAGCAGGACACGGTTCGGGCTGCCCTGCTGCTGCGCGTACACGTCCCCGGTGTCCTGCACGTAGGAGACCCGCCACTCAGGCCAGTGATGGTCTCGGAGCCGCCAGTGGACACCGTAAGCAGCTTCCGGGCTGAACATCCGGCGGATGTCGTCCATCCAGAAGTCATCCAGGTTCTCGAACAGCACCCGGTGCGGCCCCGGCCGGTCCAGCTCAGCGGTCATCGTCTTCACCGGGCCTGCGGAGGCGCGGGACCGGCTTGAACGGCTCATTCGCCATGAGGTGGTCGATGGCCTCGTTCCTGGTTCGTGAGTCATCGCCGGGCAGCACAGCTACGGTGATCTTGTCCCGTGGCAGGCCGGTCACCTGCATCGCGTAGGTGATGGTCGCTGCCGCCTGCTCCGGGGCGGGCGGCCACGTGCTCGCGTCGACATAGACGGTGGCCTCGACCAGCTGGAGCGTCCGGCTGCGGGATTGCCGGCGGTACAGCGGCTGTATCCCCTCCACGTGCAGCAGGCCAAGGGTGATCTGTTCCACGACAGGATGTCCGATCGCCTGGGTGACGGGGTAGTCGGTCATAGCTTTTCCTCTCTCGGTGCCGCGCAGCTGCGCGGCTATTCCCTGATGGCCTGGTCCACGGGCACCAGGCCCGCCAGCCGCACGATGTCCGCGGACACCTTGCCGCCGGACAGCGCGTAGTACGCCTCCACGAATGAGCTGAACGCCGCCGGGTCATGCGGCTGGGCGTCACGGAACCGCTGCGGCAGCTCCCCGCCGCACGCGGTCACCAGGCGGTTGTAGCTGTCTACCAGCTGCCGCTGCCATTCACTGGCCAGCTTGATCACGATCATGTGCTGTTCCGGGTCGGCGCTCATCCGGCTGGCTCCCATCCGCCGTCCCAGCCTGGCGTCATCGCGGGCTCAGTCGGCACGACGTACCCGGATGACATGATGCCGGCGGCGTCGATGCTGATAATCCGGGTGTCGCTGTCATAGAGCACCAGCACGTCATCGTCGCCGGCGCTGCCCTCGAACACGTGGCAGGGGCCGGGTGAGTCAACGATCTCGTCGTCCTCCACCCGTGACCTGATGTCGTCCACGGCTGCCTGCTGCTGCGGTGTCATCCCTGTTCCTCCTTCGGCTCATGCAGCACTACCGATGCGGTCGCGGTCGGCATCGGCACGTTCCTGCACGCGTAGCTGTTGTCGTCGTCCACCCACTCGTCCCCGTGCGGGCCTGGGCGCCAGTGCAGTCCCGCGCCGCAGTGCACGCAGGTACGGCCGTTCCGGCTGGCTCCCATCCGCCGTCTGGCGTCTTCAGCCCGCCGCGCTGCGCACCACAGGCAGTCGGGCTCAGTACCGAAGTGCTCCTCCCCGTGGGTGAACTCGTCCCGGCCGAACTCGCGCCCGTGTTCCCACACCTCCGCGTAGATCTCCGCGAACGTCATGCCGTCCTTATTAGCCAGCGCCTCAGTGACCGCGTGCTGCCGGGCTGCGGCCTCGATGCTCAGCTCACTGCCGCCGCTGTCACCTGCCGCATGGCTGTGGTCCTGGTCGCCGGGGAACCTCTCGTGCTTCGCGTCGTGCGCCCACACCAGGTCCTCAGCAGGCCGCCCGTCCGGGTGCGCGATGCTGGTCAGCCTGACGCCGGGGTGCCTCGCGGCCAGGTGCGCGCGCAGCTCGCCCTCGTTCACGATCCTGTTCCCTCACTGGTCGCAGCCGCTGCGACGGGAGGCGTCGCGATGGTCGCAGGTGCGACGCTGCCGGTCTCAGCCTGCGTATCCGTGCGACTCTTAGCGTCGCGGGCGCGTATGTCGTGGATACGCTGCGGCTTCAGGGCTGGGTAGCCGTGGTCGCGGAGGTGTCGCAGTGCGACCAGGTTTGAGTCCGCTGCGTCGGGGACGTTCGCGAGTACCCAGCGGATTGCGTCGGACTGAGACATCTGCGTAAGGTCCGGCGGCGCGGGTGCGTCATCCCGGTCCTCGTCGTGCGTCTCCTCGTCCTCATCCTGGTCGCGGTCAGTGTCGCGGCGGGTCGCACTGCCGCCGCCGTGTGCGTCACTATCGGTCGCAGCGGGTGCAAGCTGAGACGCGGCGAGTGCCTTCGCGAGTCGCAGCTTGATCGCCTCACGCCACGCGTCGAACGCTTCCCCTGGCTGGCCGAGGCCCGGCACGAACACCAGCAGCCCCAGCCGGGGCAGCGGCTCAACCCGCTCACGGCTCTTGATCCCGTGCTGCGCGCGGCGTGCCTCTCTGCGGGCGGCAGAGAGCACCAGGTGAACGATTGTGTACGCGGCAAGGCTCATGACGGGGAAGAACACTTCGGCCGTCACGTTGCCGCTCTGGAGCGCGTAGCGCCAGTTAATCCAGGCGCCTGTTGCCACCAGGCCAGCGGACACCACCCGGAAGCCGAAACCGGACTCGCCCTTGTCGATCTGCATCAGGGCAAGGAGGGTGCAGGCCAGGGCGGCAACATCGAGTGCGACCGGCACCATCAGGGCGCGGACCCACAGCCAGTGCAGGTCATTCAGTGCCCACTCGTACTCGCCGGTCCAGCTCATGTACCCGACGCAGAACAGTACGGCAGCTAGCGCCGCGTATGCGGCGATGCGGCGGCCGGTAGTCGCAAACCCGACGCGCTCATAATGGCGGCCGGTCGCATGCGACACCAGCTCGCGTGCCCGCTTACGCAGTGCGTCCCTGGCTGAGTCACGCTGGTCGCGGCGGGCGGCCTTGCGTGCGTCACGTGAGACCCTGGGCTGCGTCGCCTTGCGACCGTGGGGCGTCGCAGGTGTCGCGGGCTGAGTTGCCGGTGACTCGGGTTGCGTAGCCGGTGCGACCGGCTGCGTCTCCTCTTGAGTACCCGGTGCGCCGGTTGCGTCAGCTGGTGGTGTCGCACCTGGGGCCGGATGGTCGCTGTCTTCCTCACGGTGTCGCAGCTGCGTCCACGGTGGTCGCAGCTCCGTCGGCTTGAGTCGCATGACTACTCACCCCTCCCAGGCCACAGGCTCAGCGGTGATCGTCGTCCCCGGCCCGCGCACCCAGCGGGCCGCCGGCTTAACCTGGCGGCCGTCGATGCTCACCACGACACCGCCGGACTGGTACGCCTCGTACGCCCACAGGCCCGGCTCCTCGAACGTCACCAGGCGGGCGGTGACGAGTGCCTTGACCGGCAGGCTGTGCGGTGGGACCGCCATCCGCAGGTCACGGACGACGCTGTAGTGCGCGCCTGCCTTCTGGAGCATCGCGTCAAGGTGGTTCTTCGTCTGGGCGACCGCGACCAGGTACGCCTGGCCGATGGTCCTGTCGCGGGTCAGCCACTCGTGCGGGACGATCGTCATGCCGCGTGAGACGTACAGCTTCATCGGTGCCCTCTCTCCCTGGGTAGTCATCGGTTGGCGTCTCCTGTCTCTCGGTTACTCACTGGTTTCGGTCAGCTTGACCTGGAAGGCGCGGGTAGTCCCGTTGGTGAGCTGCACGCGGATCACGGTCACCGTGGCGCTGACGGCCTCACCGGTGACCTCACTGACCTCGTCCGGCTGGCCGGTCAGCTCCGGGCGGGCCTGGCCGGTGACGAGTGCGTGCTGCACGGCGGCGGCGATCATCCGCTTCACGTCGTCGTCCAGCTCGTCCAGCTGCGGCAGGTGATTGAACCGCTTATCCGGGTTAGCCCTGTACGGTCGCGCCATCCGGTCCCCCCTCTTCTGCGGCCTGCGGGCTCTCGGGGAGCAGCTCAGCGCGGATCTTGCTGGTGCGCGTGAAGTAGCCGGCGGTGTCCTCGGGCGGCATGTCGGCTACCGCTGCCTCCCACTCGGAGCGCACTTGGTCAAGGTCACGCTGGAGCTGGAGGGTGCTGCGGTACAGCTCGACGGCCCTGGCCCCCTTCGCGCTCCACGTGTGCCTGGCGACGCCCCTCAGCGGGCGACCCTCAGCAGGTGCGGTTTCCTCCTGGGTTGGGGTGTCCTCGGTGCCTGTCATGCGGTGATCCTCCTAGTTGGCCCGCCGGATCTTCATCCGGTAGTCAGCGACGATGGCGTCCACCGTCTCGGTGGTGGTGCCATACTCGATCCCGGTCCGCGCCGGGGTCCACCCGTGCATCAGCACGGCCTCAGCGACCGCTGTCAGGTAGGTGGCGGTGTGGTTCTCCCAGCCGGGGTCTACCTTGGCGGCGACCGTGCGCAGCGGCATGCGGCGCATCCAGTCGGTGAGCTTGTTCGCGTCGTAGCCGGTGCCGTCGCCGTCGAGCACGTCACCCAGGGTGGTTAGCATCCGGTCGGCGCTGGCGGTGGCACCGCGCTCAGGCAGCTGATGCTGGGCGGCCAGTGCGCGTACCCGGCTTACCTGCTCAGCTGTCGGCCTGGTGCTGGCGTCGTAGTGGCGGGTGATCGACCCCCGCGCGCTGCGGCGCGGCACTACCGGTCACCCTCACGGGTTATCGCCATCATGTTCGGTTCCCTCTCTCGCCCGTTACGCTACCACGCACACGTGGGTTTTAGCGGGCTTACTCACTGTGCGGCCAGCAGGTCGTTGCTCTCGTCATGCGGCTGACATCCGCATGACAGCCGCACCCAGTAGCAGGAACCGCCTGCGAAGCCGGTGTAGCTGCCCCAGTCCATGACGTTGACCTGCCCGTGCTTCGGGCACTCGTCCTCGTCCTCGTTGTCGTCGGTCCAGTCGTGCCAGTCGGCGGCGTCCAGGCCGAGCGCGGCGGGGCTGATCACCTGGTAACCCTGGCAGCCGATCACGACTGCGCCGTTGGCGACGACGTGCCGCCTGGTGCCGGTGACCACGACGACGTAGCTATCGGTCACCGGGCTGCCGTCAGCGCGCACCAGCTCCTCGCACTCGGGGCAGGTGCTGGTGCGCCACCGGCCGATCACGGTCAGGTCTGCGCTGAGCGCGGCGTTCAGGTAGGCGGCCTGGTCGGTGGTCTTGTAAGGCTTCATGGGCTGGTTTCCTCTCTCGGGCGGGGTCAGTTGACGCGGGGGACGTACCGGATGGGCTGGCCGTCCTGGTGGCGGGCGCCGGCGCTGGCCCAGCGGTTGTTCCGCTCGGCCGACTGGCGGGCCAGGGTCAGTTCCTGCTGCTCGGGGCTCAGCACGTCGTGGAATACGCAGTCCAGGTAAGCCTCTTCCAGGTCTGCTACCGTGCCGCGCATCCAGTAGTTCGCTTCCACGGTCACGCGGGGGAGGTGCAGCGATATCGCGCTTAGCAGCTCGCGCTTGGTCATCCCCATGGTGGGCTTCCTGCGTACTCGCCCTCTGGTGTCTCGCATGCTGCTCGTCTCCTCTGCTGCCCGGTTACCGGGCTTGGTGGTCCGCCGCCGCCAGGCAGCGCTTGCAGGTGACCGGCTTGGCGGTCTCCCGGTAGGTGGTGCGCTTGCGGCCTGTGGTCCCGAGGCCGGTGCTGTGACCGGGCTGGCACAGGGGCCGCTTGCCGCTTGGCATCGGTGCGTGCACGGCTCCCCCGGTGACTGCGGTCAGGTTCGTCACGGGGTCACCTCCCTTGGCGTCGCGTCGCAGGCTGGCCTGGTCTCGGCAGTCCGCGCAGTAGGCCAGGAAGTGCAGCTCGCACTGCTCACCGCTGGTCCAGGCGGTCACGGTCATTGCGGTCACTGGGGGCCTCTCTCTCTTACAACCCCAGTATACCACCCACATGTGAGGAGTAGGAGGGGGCGGGGAGGTAAGTTACGGCAGCTCACACGTTGGCCCTGCTAGGATCTGCATCACCACGCACGTGAGGGAAAGGAAGCGCCCGCCCTGTCCCCCGCGCACAGAGAGAGGAAGCACCAGATGCCTAACAGGCGTGCCGTCATCGCACTCGCGTCAGCGGGTGCCCTCGCAGCCGCGATCCCGCTCACGCTCACCGCGTCCAGCGCCAGCGCCGTCACCGTCCAGTGCCAGAACACGCCCCGGCCCGTATCCGGTCCCGTAGGGTGCGGGACGTTCTTCCTCCCGCAGGTCGGCTACCCGCACGCCACCAGCGCCCTCGCGCTCAGCGCCGCCGGGTCCAGCTTCGGCAGCCGCGCCGAGGTCGAGCCGATGAACGGCAGCCCGATGCAGGACTGGACCGCCTACCAGGTCTGCACCGGCCTCACCCAGGACCGTTCCGCGGCCGCCCCGTGCGGCTCAGGCGGGAAGGTCGTCGCCGGGGAACTCGTGCTGCGGCTGTCTCCCGGCGGCACGCAGCCCGCCGGGGGTGTCAACAGCTTCCACTCGCTGTGCCTGGTAGACGACAACGGCCGGGTGGGGCTCGGCTGGTGCCAGTCCGGGGCGGCGTTCTACGACGAAGGGTTCCCCAACCCGCCGGACAGCAACGGGGTCCCGCCGGTTGTCAGCCGTCCGAACCCGTCCGAGACGTGGAAGCTCGTCAAGGCGGGCAAGGCCGTCATCATGGTCAACGTGTACTCCGGTCGCGCGCTCGACGACGCGGCGAACGGCGGCCCGTCGCACAAGCTGATCACGTACGAGCGGAACGGCCTGGCAGACCAGGACTGGGAGACGGCCGGCTGCACGGCACCGTACACTAGCGAGCCCGGCGCGTACGGCTGCATCACCGGGTAGGACCAGGGACGTGCGCGGATCACGGGAGGCTGGTGCCGGCGCCCGTGGGAGTACCAGGTACGCAGCAGAAGCACCCGGCGCGGGTGAGGTGGCCACCGGCCCCGCGCCTAGCCTGGGGTTGTAAAGCCTCGTGAGCCCCCGCCAACGCGCTGGTCTCCTACGGGAGGGTAAAAGGGGCGGCAGATGACCGGGGCAAGTGGCGAGGAAGGGTGACGGGCGCTCCTGCTGCGGCCTGGTGCTGACAAAAGACGCGAGACGCCCCCTGCTTTCCGCTCAGGGGGCGTCTCGTTTTACCGGCTAAGACCAGCTCCCGTGCTGGGAGCGGCAGATCGAGCCTGGCTGGCCGCCGGGCCTACAGGTAGTCAGGGGACGGGGTGACCATCTCCTCGCGCCGCAGGGACGGTGCCGCCTCGGCTTTGCGGGTGCCGGCCAGCCGCCACGCCGCCGGGAGCGGGAAGCCGGCGGACAGCCAGTCGTCTAGCAGGTCCACGCACTGCACCAGGTCCGCGGACTCCGCTTCGGTCAGGCCGCCGTTCTCAACGTATGCGTGCAGCAGGTCACGGATCTGATCGTGCAGCATGTCCGGGTCAGGCTGGTCATCGCCGCCTTCCCAGTCGAACAGCGGCTCAGGGCCTGCGTACTGGTCACCGGGGTCAGTCATCCGGCTACTTCCCTGATGACGGCGATCTCAGCGACCCGGTAGCCGGTCGGGGTAGAGGTGAGGTGCCATTTCCGGCAGCCGGGGCAACGGTAACTCCAGCGCTTGACACGCTTCTGCTCCCACAGGCTGGCGACGGCCTGGAGCGCGGACCTCTCGGTGGGGTAGGTGCCCTTGGCCTGCTTGTTGCAGACGCGGGCCCAGCCGCGCCTGCGGTGCTTGTAGCGGAGCCGGCCGCAGCGCTCGGAGCAGTACAGCTTCTGGCCGCCGCCGAGTACCGTCGTGTCAGCGTCGTCCCAGCAGAACACGCCCCCGCAGTACAGGCAGACCATGGCTAGGCGTGCTCATGCGGGATGCCGAGCAGGTCCAGTGCCTGCTCAAGCACCAGGGCGGTGTGCATCTCGAACAGTTCCTCTGCTGAGTCGTTGTCGTCGTCCTGGTAGGCGCTGATGGTGTCGTTGTCCAGCACCAGTACCGGCAGCGGGCGGCCGAAGTCCCTGGCCCGGTCGCATTCCGCCTTGAGTTCGGCCAGCGTCTGGTAGATCACGGTCGCTTGTACCTCCGGTCATAGAACAGGGTGTCGCCTTCGAGGCGCGGCAGCGGGCCGGCGGCCGGGTCGGACAGCTCCCAGCCTGACTCGGTGAGCCGGGGGTAGCCGGGCGGGCACTTATTACCGTCGTCGCAGACATGGCCTGCGTAGTCGAACCCGCCGGGGCACGTCCTGCGGCTGGACTCGTCGGTGTCACGCATCGGTGGCTGCCTCCCTGTTGGTTTCGGCCGGGACTGCGGCCCGCCTGTCGAGTGCGATCTTCGTGAACAGGCCGACCGAACCGCCCATCGTGCGGAAGTCGGTGAGCGCCACCCACTCGTCGTCGGACAGCGGCCGGGGGTTGGGTGCCTCGCAGCGGACGCATACCGGGGTGCGCAGGCCAGGTGCACCGTAGACACTGAACCAATGCCGCCGGCCGTACTTGCAGCCGCTCATGACTGCGGCCCGGTGTGCTCGCACGGGCACAGCGCGTCGGCCAGTGAGTTTCCGGGGAACAGCCTCGCTGAGCACCCGTGCTCTTTGTGCAGCGACCAGAGGTGCCAGCACGCCTCGCAGTTCGTAGCGCTAGGCTGGCTGGCCCTCTCGTCAGCGCGGATCATCGGCTCGATCGCCTCGACGATCGCACGGGCGATCGCCATGCGCTCGCTCAGCGGCACGAACCACTCATCGCCGGACATCATCTCGCTGAGCTTGTTGAAAGCGACCGCGTTGACGCGGTACCCGATGCTGGCCGGGTCGACGGTGCCGCTCACGGGTCCCACCCATGTCCTTGCTCGATCTTGATCCGGGCGAGGAGCCCGGCATCCAGCGCCTGGCCCCAGTACAGGCGGACACCCGCCTGCACGATGGTCCGGCCGGGTTGCCGGCAAGCGTCGTGGACCTCGTAAGCCCAGCGGCATGCCCCGTCCTTGTAGACCTTCAGCCGGAACCTGCACCAGGTGCCGCCGAATGCGATCCGCACATTCGGGTCACCCGCTCGCAGCGGCACGCGCACGTTCACGGTGAACGGCATGTCCGGCAGCAGGTGCGCCAGCGGGTCGTCAGCCATTGGTGGCCTCCGGGGTGCCGCTGAGCGTCTTGAGGTAGCCGCCCATTGTGGTCACCGCCTTGATGTCCTGGTCGCCTGGTACGCCGGACTCGCGGGCGGCTTGCACCCATTCGGCCACGTCGTCCAGCTTCAGCCGCTGGTGCGCGTAGTCAGGAGCTGGCACCATCGTGACCGGCTCAGGCTTCGGCTTCTTGATCGGCATCAGGGGGTCATCCCGTCTACTTCGGTCTTGATGCAGGCCGGGCAGTCCACCTTGCCGGTGCCGGGCAGCCCGTTGATCGGGTGGCCGCACCAGGTGACCGGCGGGATGACCGCGCCTTTCGCCGGGGTGACCAGCCGGTGCACCTGTCCGCCTGCCTGCCCGGTCGGGTGGTCGGTGTACGGCACCGACATGACATGGCCGTCGTACTTGCGCCACATCTGGGTGGTCTTCTCCCACAGGCTCGACCCGCGCGGCCCTGAGCACTGGAGGAACGCGGTGAACGCTTTCAGGTGGCCCTGCTCATTGTCCGGTACGGGGATGTCAGCCATGCCCTCTACGATCGACGGGCGCAGCGGCGTATTGATGTCATCCAGGCCCAGCCAGTGCTTGATCTCAGCCTCAGTCACCGCTTCGCGCTCCTGCCTCGGGCGGCTCCACGGCTTCTACTGTGATGTGCAGGCTGCCGGTCTGCCGGTAGGTTTCGTACTCGGCGGCGGTCATGTAGATGCGGCCGCGCACGTCAACCGCCGTCATGCCCTCATATGGCCCCATGTCGCAGTAGAAAGCTGAGCTGTAGTCCAGCTTCGCGTTCATGATCTTTCCCTCTCTCAGTTAGCCGGCGGGGGCTTCCAGGTACGCGGTGAACTTGACCTGAGCGCCGGCCCGGTACTCGTCAAGCTGCGCGGGGGTTAGAAGCGCGACTACCAGCGCTGCCACGCCGTAGCTGCCGTCCTCGTAGAGGGCGGCAGGGTCAGCGGCCTCATAGCGTGCCGGCAGTTCCGTGCGCTCCCCCGGCCCGGCTGGCTGCACGGTGACGGTCAGGCCGCCGTTCCGGGTGGCGTCGGCGTGCTCGTCGGTGGTCATGTACGCGGTGCCCCGGAACTGGCGTGCCAGCTGCCCCTGGTGCTGTCCGGCGTCGCAGAAGTACGGCTCCGGCATGAACTCAAAGCTGGTATCCACGTGCTCTCCTCTCTCAAGAGCCGACGGGTTCGATCTCAGCTAGGACCGACCCGTACGGCGGGGTTCCGTCCAGGCGGCCCCCCTCTTCGTCTTCTTCTCCGGGCTTGCTGGCGATGTAGTCCAGGTACAGGCGGTCGCCCGGCTGGCCGGGGACGTGCCGGTTCAGCCATTCCGCCTGCTGTACCTCGCCCTTGAACCGCTTGACCGCTGTCTCGATCACGGCGGCGGCGGACTTGAACTGAGCCGGGCCGTCGCCCTCGAAGCTGCTGGCCGCGTACCTGTTGAACCGTTCCCTGGTCCAGTCGGCGTCCACGTTCCATTCTGCCTGCGGGGGGATCTCGTGCCCTTCGTCGCACGTCAGCTTGCCGCGCGCCGACGGGGCGTTGTAGTGGGTGCCGCCGTGGCACGATCGCGGGTGCGGTCCTTCCACGCGGCCCTGGTAGTGGGTGGCGCCGGGCACTACCGCGCCGTAGTGCATGATCTTCAGCACGTAGTCGGTCACAGCAGAACCTGGTACGTGTAGTGCTCCACGGCGTTCTCGTCCCGCCAGGTCAGCTTGTCGGTGGACACGGCAATCACCGCGTAGTCGATCGGCCCGACGCCGCTGGGCAGCTTCACCCAGTTCCCGGCCTTGACCTTCCGGCGCTGCTGCTCGGTGCTGCTGCGCGTGCCCTCCATTGACAGGGTGCGGCTGAACGGCAGGCCGGACACCCTGATCGTCCCGCCGCTCGGCGTCATCATCTCGATCATTGCTGCTTCTTTCCTGTCGTCTCTCACACCACCATTGTACCGCATACATGTGTGGAGTACGGTGGGCTTCGGTGCCTGGCTCACCGGATGTCGTGGCGCTCGCGAACGTCAGCGGTACCGTGCTTGTAGAAGCGGTCCATGACGTCGAACAGCAGGTCGTAGACCTCACCGCCGGGCAGGGTCATCTCCACGGTGCCCTGCTCGCGGATGCGCGGGTCGGTGCCGTTGTCGACCAGCCAGCGCTTGAGGCGGGCGTCGTTGCTGTTCCCGGCCGGGTAGTCGCGGTCGTCTTCGGGTGCTGGCGCGTTCATCCGCCGCCCCCGTTGAATACCTGCTCCTTGGGGTGGGTGCACGCCGGGTCGAGGCAGCAGTACCGGCCCGGTGCGGGCAGCGGCATGCCGGGGTAAGCAGCCCACATCATCTCCCCGTGCCGCTCAGCGCACGCCGCCCCGTCGACGCAGCGGAACACACCCGGCCGGATCTCCTTGACCTCGCGGATGGTGTTGCACCAATAGCACCTCACCGGGTCTACCTCGCCAGCTTGAATACGGTCTTGTCGGATGCGCGCAGCGGCAGCCCGTCCGGTCCCTTGAGGTACGCGCGGACCCAGGTGAGTTCCTGGGCGCACGCGGTGCAGTGCTTGCCCGTGCCGGATGCGATGGCATGGTGCCCGTCTGCGGGGCGTTCCTGGTGCCGGTAGTGGCCCTGGACCGGCCAGCGGCAGGAGTAGAACCTGGTGGAGGACTGCCCGTCGCCCGGCTCGGTGACCCCCGTGATGCGGCGCAGCAGCACCACGCGGACTTCCGCGTGCCTGATCGACTTCTGCGCCCGCTTCCTGGTGCCGACAGGTATACCGCGCTTCTCGCTGCTGGTGATCTCCATCCCCAGGTATATCCACAGCAGGTGGATAAGCCCGAGGAACGACGCCGTGGACTCATGATCGGCGGGGTTGCGCGGCTTCGAGAACCGCAGGCCGAACGGCATCAGGGTGGTATGCGTCAGCACCAGCGGGCCTAGCTGGCTGGTGGCCCGCTCACCAGCGGTGGTGTCGGTGTCGTGCCGCCACAGTGACATCCGCGCGCACGGCAGCAGGTGCTCGCCGCCGTCGTTGCTCCACGTTTCGGTGAATTCCCATGACAGGGCGCGGGCCAGGAACCCGCCGTCGCTGGTGCCGATCCGCCACGGGTCGTCCAGCCACGCGAACCCCGCCGGGGAGGGGATCTCCCGCTCGTCGATGTGGTCGATGTCCCTCATGGCGTTGTCGTAGGTGGCCCGCATGTCAGCGACCATGCCGGCGGTCACCTGGTACGTCACCGCCTTGGCCAGGCCCCGGCCGAGCAGCCTCGCCAGCTGGCCCCCGTGCTCAACGGTGGGGATCACGTCGGGGCCTTGCGGGATGACCGGGTAGAACGACATTGTGTAGCCGTGGTCGGACAGGTTCCGCTGCATGTGGTAGCGGATGAAGTCAGCCAGGTCCGCGGACGGGCACTGCATCCGGCTGGCCAGCTGCGCGTGGACGTTCAGCACGCCGACCGGGTTCAGGTTCACAGGATCTGCCTCAGGTTGAGTACCAGCGCCCAGATGGCTTCCGGCGGGTACCGGAGGCTGATCCAGTACTCCCTGACTTTCCGCTTGTACTCGGGGGCCTGCTTGCGGTAGCCGGTGACCTTGACTTCGATCACGTCACCGCGATGGCCGCTGTCCTCGGACAGGATCACCGTCAGGCCGGTCGCGACGACGGTTGTCACCGGCCCGCTGTAGTACTCGATCTGCTCCGTGTCGTCCAGCTCAGCGGTGACTTTCCGGTAGCGGTGCACGCTGGTCTTCACCGCTCAGCCCTCCCGGCTGGTGTGCCAGCTGAGCCCGTGCGGGTGCTGCGGCTCACGGCACCCGCACAGCTGCACCTCACCGATCGCGAGGCTGGCGGGGACGCTGAACAGCGGCTGAAGCCGGTACCTTCGGGTGATCTCCCCGCCCTTGTCGGCCGGGTAGATGTCGCACCAGTTGCCGGCACCGAAGATCTCGATCACCCTGGCGCGGGCCTGCGCGGCGGTGTCCGCGAGGATCACCGCGCAGAACTTCCCGAGTGGCAGGCCACCCAGCTCGGGGGCGGCCAGCTGCACGCGCCCGCTGCGGAGCACGTGGTCACCGCCGAACGTGACAATCCACTGCGTCTCCGGCAGCTCGGGTTTCGCTGGCCCGCGATCGGGGCTCGGGTAGTAAGCGACCATCGTGTTCTCCCTCTCTCCAGGGTCTACTGCGGGCCAGGGAGCCCGGCGGCGAAGCACAGCGCCATGATGACCTGCTGCCGGCTCGGTACGGTCCCCGCCGGGAAGCGAGTCAGGGTGACAGCCTCCGTGCACTGCCACAGTGTCTGCCCGATCGCGCTCATCTGCGGGGCCACCACGATCGACCGGGCGTCCTCCCAGGTGACCGGATCCGGGTTGCGGATGCACGCCGTCAGGCGTTTCTTGATGCCCGTCCCCAGCTCCCGGCCGGTCTCACGCTCGAACTGGGGCCAGGTGAACGGCAGCCCGTCAGACATCGGCGTCTTCCTCTCTCTCATCGGCCGCCCGACGCCGGGCGATGATCTTCATCAGGTACCGCGCTCTCGCGCGGGCGTCTGGGCCAGGGTCTCCCAGGTCCCGCCTGCCGTGCTCAGCTGCCTCAGCCCCGCTGGCGAACAGCGGCACCGGGGACTGGTAGTCGAATACGGCCGGGTCAATGTCACGCCCGTGCAGCCGCATCGCGAGGTTGTTATCCATGTCGTGGGTGCCGACCCATCCGGCGCACAGCAGGTCAGGGGTCGAATGGCAGTGGAACAAGCTGAATGCGCCGACGGTTGCCTGCTCGCCCGTCTCCCCGTCGTACTGGGGTAGCTTGTCGTATTCGCTGGCCGCCCAGATGCCCGATGGCACATCCTTCCGGTACGGGCAGGACGGGCACGGGCGGGGGCGCACGGTGGTCATCGTGTCACCATCCGGCTGACCGTGAGATGCGGCGGATGACGTGCGCGGTGAACGCGTCCCGGTCAGCGCCGTTGCGCAGCTTCTTGGCGAGCTCCACCAGCGGGTCCAGCAGCTCGTCCAGCGGGTCGGTGCCCTTAGCTTTCCGCTCGGCGGCTTTACGGGCGAGGTAGGTCTCGGCTGCGATCTCCTCAGCCCGCCATGCTTGCAGCAGCTCAGGGTCGGTCTCCCGGCCGGTGTAGGACTGCGGGCCGTAGATCCCGCTGAGCGTACCGTCAGTGTGCTCGATCTTGAACTCGTACTTGCCGCCGATCGGGTGGCTGCTACGGCCGATTAGGTAGGTGAGGGTGCCTTCGCTGTCCATCCACCCGACGACGCGCTTACCGCTGCTGCCGACCCGCGCGCCGACGCACGTCCACGTCTCAGTGACCGGCTCAGGCGTGGTCACGGCCACTGGCTCCCCGCCTCGAACGCGGTACGCCGCCCGGCATCCTCATCGGGCAGGCTCTGCACCGCCCACTGGCCGACCCGCTGGCCGTTGTCGTCCATGATCCCGCTGCTTAGCAGCGTGCCTCTGAGCATCGGCTCCTCCACGTCCTGGCCTGCGGGCGGCGCGACGGTGACCATGCCCAGCTCATCGCGGACACCTTGGAACAAGGCGGTCAGCTCTGCGTCCTCGGCTGCCTCCGGGTGCCGTTCGATCAGCTTGGCCCGGAGTGCTTCGAGCCGCCCGATCGCCCAGGCGGGGTTCCAGTCAGCATTGGGGACCGCTGTGGTAGCTGGCTGCGGGTCAGCGCTCATCGTCGTTGTCCTCTCCCAGGTAGGGGTCTGCGCAGACCTGGTACTGGCCGAACACCAGCGTCTCGCCGCTGCGGCAGGTGGTGTCAGCGTCGAACGTGACGACCCGGCCGAACTTGTCGAGCCAGAAGCGGTCATACTTGGCGTCGTTTGCGGTGAACAGCGCCTCGGGTACCAGGCCGATCAGCCCGGAGTCGACCAGGTACTCACCGCCGTGCTGATCGGTGCCGTTGTCAGAGCCGAACGCGTTGAACGCGAGCACCTGCACGCTGCGGGCTACGCCGACCGGCTTGGCGTCGAACATGCCCGCGTCCTCGATCAGCAGCGGCCACTCGGATTCGGGTACCGCGTAGCAGGGGTCACCGAGGAAGTAGGTGCCGGGCGGTACCCGCACCTCCCAGTCGGTGGGCTTGTACGTCATCGGGGCGGGCAGCGCGAGCACGCCGAGCCCGGCGTTCCAGCCGCGCTGGTAGTCGTTCTCCGGGTGGCTGTAGGGGTTGGGCCGGGAGTGGCTGGCGTAGTCTCTGGCCTGCTTGACACCCGTGTCGTAGTCGTTCACTACGCTGTCCCTCTCTCGGTGTCGAGCTGCTGGCCGGTGCGTGACTCGGGGCACTGGTAGCAGCGGTAGGTGGCGTCCGGGTGGTGGCCGCCGCTGCTGACCAGCTCCCAGCGGTGCGGTTCGGCGCTGGTGCCGTGGGCGGGTGTCCAGGTGCAGGTGGCGTACCGGGTCCAGTGGACGAAATGGCTGCTGGCCCCGGTGTTGTGCGCGTGCTGCATCGCGTACGGGAGGACATGATGGTGGGTGGTCATGTGGTCGAGCCACAGCGGCTCATCCCACGCTGCGGTCAGGTCGCATGCGGCCTCAGCGTCGTCGTGGTCAACCTCGATCGCGCTGTACCCCTGGCTGCGCAGGTGCGCGGTCAGCTGCCCGGCGGTGCCGGTGAACGTCTCATCGGGGCCGGCTCCCGCGTGGTTGGCGTGGCTCTCGGTGCTGACGCAGGCCAGCCCCTCGACGCCGTGCGTGACGTGCGTGTCGTAGTACCAGGTGCGCGTGCCTGCTGGCACCTGGTGCTTGAACTTGAACTGCTCGCTCATCGCCTCACCCTCTCTCTAACATCAGTGTACCACACACATGTAAGCAGTAGCGGGTGGCCGGGCGGTTCCTTTGAGCACCTGGTCACCCTGCACGGCGCCGCCCGGTAGCTGAACGCCTGCCCGTGGCCCGGTAACGACCTGACGGCAGGTGCCGCCTGACTCGCGAGGAAGAACACGTCAGCGGCCCGTATCCCCGTGCCGTCCTCGGTCACCAGGTTGTTGCTCCGCAAGGTTGACAGGTAAGAGCCGAAGGTGCTGCCCACCGGGTTGATGCCGGCGAGGGTCGCCAGGTCGGAACGGGAAACTGGTTCCGGGTAGCGTTCCAGCAGGCAATCGAGCATCCCCCGCGCCCCGGCCTTGAGGACGCTGCGCCAGCGGGCGCGGATCTCCTCGGGCCTCGGCGGCGCGGCGTCCGCTGCGGCACCTGCGGCCGCCAGCCCGTCAGCCGTGATCACCACGAACACGCCGTCCTGGACGACCAAGCCGTTCATCCGCAGCGCCGAGAGATAGGAGCCGAAGGTGCTGCCGGACCCCTTGATGCCGGCAAGGGCGGCGAGCTGGCCACGGGTCATCTTCAGCGGGTGATGCCGTGCAAGCTGTTCGAGCATGTCCCGCGCGCCTGCCTTCAGCGCCCTCGAACCGCCGGCCGGCACCGGCCGGGCCACTTCACCATGCGACGGCTCCACAGCCTGGCGCTGCGGCTGCACGGTTACCGGCGGCTTGGCGGCCCGGCTGAGCGCCAGTTCGACGCTCCCCGCAATATCCCGCAGGCCAGTGATGGCCTGCTCAAGCGCAGCGATGTCACCGGCTGTCAGGACGGGCACCTCAACGCGCTCCGGTTCGCGGTGGCTAGCCTGGGCCAGCTGCGCGCGCAGCGTAGCGACTTCCCGGCGGAGGCTAGCAGCCGGGTCGTCGGGGACGCCGCCCTGTTGCAGCAGCACCGCCATCCGCTCAAGGTCTGCGGGGTTCACCGGCGCGAACCGGCGCGGCGTGACAGCCTGCTCGCCGACCTTCGGCGTAGCTGAGGAGTCGAACGTGCTGCGAGGGCGGACCTGGATCTTCCGCATGACTTCCAGCCAGCCCGGCGACCACACCCACGCTGTTCCTACGGGCAGCGACGGCAGGGAGTCCTTCAGCTCCCTCGCGTCCTCGTCGCTGGCGTGCAGCCGGATCCACTCGTCTATCGCGGCGACGTCGAGCTTGCCGAGCAGCCGCATCGCGATCAGTACCTCCACCTGCGAGCGGATCGCGGAGTGCAGCTGAGCAGGGCGCAGGGTGATGCTCGTTGAGCCGATGCCGGGCTTGCGGCCGCGCAGCACGATGTCCTCATAGGCGCCGAGCAGCCGGGGGTCACGCTCACCGGCCTGGCTGGCGAAGCGGTCTGCCTCGTCTATGACCAGGTGCAGCGGTTCCCGGTTCGCGCGGAACAGGCGCTCCATGAAATCGGTGGCGAACTTCCGCTGCTGCGTCTTCGACATCAGGAACATGTCCAGGACGACAGGTAGCCGCTCAGATGCCACCAGGTCCGCGACGGCTGTTCCCGACCTCGGGTCAAGTGGCAAGTCGGCGTGCTCACCGCCGAGGATCGTCACCGGCAGCCCTGGCCCCTGCCCGTCAGCGGAGGACCGCAGGCCCCACCAGGAGCCCATCGGGTCAAGCACGCACGCGGGCAGGCCCGCGCCGATCAGCTCCTCAACCAGGACTGACGCAGTAGCGGTCTTCCCGCTGCCGCGCTTGCCGAAGATCAGGAACGTCTCGGTTACCGCGTCGATCGGCAATGCGAGGTCGCCTGCGATCCGCAGGTCACTAGCTGCGGGCGCGGCTGGCATCTGCTTCCTCCTCAACAGCCCTGGCAACGGCCTCCTGCTCGTTGCAGTACACGGTCACCAGGTCAACGGCGACTTCACTCATGCTCTTGCCGTTCCTCGCGGTGGCGGCCTTGAACCGCCTGCGCAGGTCGTCTGGGAAGCTACTGATCTCCAGCTTGTTCGGCCTGTCCATCTGCCCTCTCCTCTCCCGTGATCCGGTAGTCCGCCGTCAGCAGCACCATCCCGAGCCGCCAGTGCCGCACGGGGATCTCCTCCGGGGGGCGCTTGTCGTACTTGCTGATGATCCAGCCGTTCTCGCGGGCGGTGCCGCTGCGCTGGTGCACGAAACCGTGGCACCACTCGTTGCCGTCAGCGTCGTGCAGGTTGTTGCCGAAGCCGCATAGCGTGATCCGGTTCGGGCACGCGTTGGTGCCGTGGCCGCCGCCGAGCCGGTGGTGGCAGTTGCTCGGCACGCCGCTGGTGATGACCCGGCCGCAGCGGAAGCACCTGCCCTCGTCACGCACCAGCACCAGCTGCCCGATGCTGCTCACCACGTGTACCGCTGCGGTGCGGGCGGCGTCACGGCTTCACCGTCGCCCGGTCAGCTAGCGCGCCCCGGCCGTCCGGGGTCAGCTCCCACAGCCACGCGCTGGAATGACCGGGGCGTGAGGACTGGCACAGGCCGGCGAACGCGGCGTCGGTGAGCAGCCGGTAGACGAACCTGTTGTCCAGCGTGACCGTGGCCTGGCTGAGCCCGGCCGTGATCACCCTTGCGGAGAAGCGGTGCGGCGGTGTCGCGGCGATGTAGCGCAGCACCGGCCACGTGTAGTCGCTCAGCGTCTCCAGGCTCACAGTCTCCATCCCTCCTGATAGCCCGGATGGTCGTCCCAGATCGCGGCGATCCAGTGATAGAGCGTGGAAGAGGTCACCGGCCTGATTTCCCCTGCCTCCTCCATCCGGCCGATCACCTCCACCTGCATCAGCAGGGCCTCAGCCACGCGGACCATGCGGTCAGGGTCATTGAGCAGGATGTGCCGGGCGTCTTCCGGGCGCACCGGCTCAACCGTGTCGATAACCAGGTGGGGCATCAGCGCGGTGGCGGTGGGGTATTCCTCGATGCTGCGCAGGCTTGTCCGCCAGTCATCGCAGTGGAACAGCATCCGCCCGCCAGCACCGCCGTAAACGTCCGTGTCCAGGTTGAGCGCCACGTCATCGGCGGTGCACTCCCACCGCCAGTGCTCGGGCTTGACCGTGGCCTGGTCACCGTCGCCGCTGGCCGCCATCGCCGCCTGCTTAATCTCCGCTAGGCGCGCCCTGATGAACTCGCTGACGGTCGTCACGGGCACTCCTGAACTGGGAGTACAGGAACGGCGCCAACCCAGGTGGCCGGGTCACCGATACCTGTGGGTACCCAGTTCGGGCACCAGCCCCCATGCCCGCCGTTGCCGCTCGCACCGCAGTACCCGCACGTCAGGTCACCGCTGCCCAGGCCGCCGGCACCGCCGGCGCCGAAGGTGATCCCGACAGCCGCCAGGAGCGCCAGCTGCCGCCCGGTGGGGATGCCGTCTGCGGCGGCCTCCTCGCACCAGGTGCGGATCAGAGTCTTCATCTCAGCTGCGTGATGGCCGTTCGCGGCCCAGTCGGCCACCAGTGCGGCCAGGTCACGGGTCGTCATGGGATGTCCTCGAATTCCACGCTGTACGCGGTCAGGGGCCGGTTCGGTTTCCCGTCGCCGCGCAGCGGCCGGGTCGCGGATACCTTCCGCCAGGTCTCGTACGCGGCGATCATCGACGGGAAGCGGATCGCCTCCGCCCGGCTGGCCACCCAGCGGGCCATGCCGACACCGCCGGCGTACTCCAGGTTGAACTCAGCGAGGTACCGGCCAACCGGGGACCGGCCGTCCCCGCGCATGACGTTCGGGCCGGCCCCCGCGCACTTCATGACGACGCTCACCGCTGCCCGCTGTCCTCTCCCGGCTGCCCGCTCGGCTCGGGTACGGCGCGGATCACCGGGGCTGTGTCGTCGTCTTCAGCAGCCCCGATCGCGGCGGCCCCGCTGCCCACGGGGATCGGGTCGGCCTGCGCGGTGGCCAGCGCGTGAGCCATCTCGTACTGGTACTCAGTCGAGTGCGGGACCTGCCCGTACAGGCGGCGGATGGAGGTCTTCCGCCACATCATGTGGGTGTCCTTGCCTTCCTGTGGCCAGTTCGGACCCCAGAACTCGAACGTCTTCGCCCTGGCCCGGTAGGACAGCACGTCGTCTACGCCCAGGACGGCCGGCTGACTGTGGCCGCCGCCGGCCATCGCGGCGAACGACCAGACGCCGGTCAGGAACTCGCGTTCCTTCGCGCCGCCCAGGCCGACTTGCCCGTACTCGTTGGCCGGGACGACGTGCTTCGGTAGGTCCTCACCGGGTGCCCAGTTGAACTTGTCGCCCCTGCGGACCACATAGCAGCTCACGGCGGTGACCTGCCCGGTGCGGTACACCATGTCGAGCATGCCCTTGTAGCCGACGATTCCGCTGATCGAGTAGGTGCCCTTGTCCGGGTTCGGCTGCCCGCCGACCTTGTCCCGGCCGTCCTTGAACGGGACGAAGTAGAAGTGCTCGGTGCCCGGCACCAGGCCGAGGCGGGCGCACTCGCTGAGCTGGTCGAAGAACGTCTCCGGGTGCTGCCACAGCGCCATCTGAAGGTTGACGCTGCCGCGCCGGATCGCCGCGATGCCCAGCTCAACGAACCGCTCGGCGTCGACGTGGCTCGGGGCCACCTTGGCGAACCAGCCGCCGTGCTTGCGGATCTTCGCCTCGGTCAGCTCCATGGCCTTGGCCAGTTCGCCCTCACGGTGAGTCTGACGGTGAGTGGCGACTTGTCCGCGGATTGTCGGTGGCATTAGCTTTCCTCCTTGTCACCCGCGCCGCTTGCCGGCGCGGGTTGCTGCTGCGCGCGCCACGTCTTCATGCGCGCGGTGTGCGGGTGGTGGGGGACGAACGGCAGGTTGTTGTACCTGCTGCGTCCCCGGCACCACACGCCGGGGTGGGCACCGCAGTACAGGCAGCGCACCGTCCGGGTGGCTGCCTCCTCGTCGTCGCGGCGCTGCTGCTGGCCTGGTGTCCGCTGCGGGGTCACAGTGCCGGCGTCCCGTCTTCCACGGGTACCAGCACGATGCCGTCAGCCATGAGCTTGACGGGGCTGCTCAGCAGGTACGTGGTCATCAGCGTCTGCTCCTCGCGGCTGGCCATCGCCAGTGCCACGCCCAGTTCCTTGAGGGCCAGGTCCAGCACCGCCACCTTCTGGCTTATGGTCAGGTCATGCTCGTGCTCCAGGTCACCGAGCCGCACCATGCGGATCACTCGTGCTCGCCTCCTCGGCCTTGTCGGGCTCGTCACCGTCCGGCACGGGCACCATGACGTTGCCGTCGTGGTCGAACCGGACCATGCCGCCGTGGTCGGCGTACACGCGCGGGGCGCGGCTGCCGTGGATGACCTGGAGGCCCATCATGATGCCCAGGTCGTTGATCGCCAGGGTGAGTGCGCTGAGCATCTGGTCGGTGGTCAGCCCTTCCTCGCGCATCTTGTCGAGCCGCACGTACCTCATGCCAGCCCCTCAATCGGGTGCTGGTGGTAGAAGCTGACCTTCAGCCCGCACACGTCGCAGCCGCCGCCGTAAGACACCGTGATAAGGCCGGTGTCCGCACCCCGGATCTCGTAGTCCTCGCGGAACGTCAGCGCGCCAGGGTGCTGTGCGGCGGCCTGCCTGGATTTCTCCAGCAGGGCCAGGTACTCAGCCTGCGACACCCGGCCGTAAGCCTCAGCGGCTTCGTCCGTCGCGGCGTCTGCCTTGGCCGTGGCCAGCGCCGCGCAGCGGGGGCACTTCGCCCAGTTATTCGCGCTCATCACCACTCCTGCACGTGGGGGATCGTCATGGACGGCAGCGCGTGCGCGTACACGCTGAAGTGCCGCTTCGCGTCCTGCTGCGGCATGCCGAGCCCGACCTTGACGCTGGTGATCCCGCCGCCGGTCTTCCACGCCACGTAGCGGGCCGCGAGTACCCGAGCGTCATCGAAGCGTGCCTCGTGCGCGCCCCCGTACCAAGACGCCTTCGCCACGCGGCGCAGGAACTCGCGCAGGTCAGCTTCCGGGTCCGACTCGTGGAACAGGTGCACCACCGCGCACTCAAGCCCGGAGGCGTCATGGAACGCGACTGTGGCGTCCGGTGTCATGACCGGCCCAGGTTCATCCACCGGCGGCCGGGGGTCCACTTGTCCACCGGGGTCTTCCGCTCCAGTGACCGCGCCAGCGCCGGCTTCGTCTTGCGCAGCTGCTCCACGTCGATCGTGGACATGTCGTAGGTGCTGCGGGACATGACGGTCACGTCCTGGCCCTCACGCTCAGGGTCAGGGAAGGTGATCTTCTGCGCGCCGGCGGCCTTCGCGCCCAGCATGTTCTGGAGCTTCCCGTAGCGCTCCTCGGCGGCTTTCATCCGCAGGTACGCGGAGCGCAGGCGGGTGGCGTCGGTCTTGGTGGCCCGGTAGGTGCGGCCTTCTTCCAGCGGGTGCAGGGTGCGCAGTGCGCGGCCGGTCTCCGGGGTCCAGTCCAGGTCCGGCGGGTCATCGTTGTCGAGGCGCTCCAGGAACAGCGCGGCCTCCTTGACCATGAACTGGATGTCGGCCTCGGCGTCGTCGGTGCGGCTGACCACGTACAGCTCGGTCTTGTCCTGGCCCATGAACGTGACCGGCACGTGCACCATGTCGCCGCCCCAGATGGCCATCTGCCAGTACGCCTGGCACTTGTAGTGGTCGGGGATCTCGTCGGTGTACGGCTCACCCCAGACCTGCTCGCCGGTCGCGGGGTCGCTGTGGCTGAGCGCGGTCTTCACCTCGGCGGGCGTCATGCGGGCGCGCAGGCCGGCGATGTCATCCGCCTGCCCGTCTCCGGCCAGCGCCTTGAGGTAATCCTCCTTGTGCGGCCCGGCGACCTCGCGGCTGACGGTGAAGCGGTCGTAGGTGGCGGTCATCCACGGGCAGTGCTCATCGCGGTACAGGCCGCCGGGTAGCACCAGCAGGTCAGGGCGGAGGTCCGCGAGGTCTTCGGCTACCAGGTCTTCCCACCGCCTGCCGCGCCGCATGTGCCGGTTCTCGCCTTCGAGCCGCAGCCCGGTCTTCTTCTGGACGAACAGGCTGAACGGGTTGCCGTGGCTCTTGGGTGCGAGGCCGAGCAGCACGGCGATCTCCGACGCGCCGATGCTGGACTCCCGGTACTCGTGCCACTCGTCCGGGTTGCGGGTGATCTCGTCTGCTGTCATGAGCAGCTTGGCTGGCATGTGCGCCCCTCTCTCGGGTGGGGTCATGGTTTGCATGTAACCAGTACTTTACATGGAACCACTGACATTCGTGGTTTCCGTGGCTGGTGTGTTGCGGGGGCTGCGGGTGGCACCTGGCAGCAGGTGCGGTTATGCTTGGCGGCAGGGTTCTGCACTGGTGGTCTCGTTGCGGCGGGCATGGTGCTTCTCCCTCTCTCAAGCGGAAGCCCCGCCAGGGTTCACACGCCTGGCGGGGCTGATGCCGTTCCGGGGGCTACCCGGCTGACTTGATCTGGATCATCCACGACCCTACGGCCTGCACGTTCAGCCGGTCGGTACCGTCAGCGCCGGTCACCTCAGTGCTGCCGCTGCCGCTGCCTGCGATGTCATTCGGCAGGCCCAGGCCGATCCCGTCGCCAGCCTCGGTGATCGCGAAGTTCGACGGCTGCGAGTCGCCGAAGCTGTCATCGATGTTCCCGCTGTACGACCAGGTGACGATGTAGTCGCCGTCGTCTGGCACGTTGAACGCGGGGGTGACCTGGTTGCCCTTGTTGGTGAACGTCTTCAGGACGGTGCCCTGCTCGGGTGGCGGCGGGGCGACCGTCGTGGTGTCACCCGGCTCGGTGACGGTGACGGTGGGGCCGGGGACGGCCTGCCCGGTGACGGTGACAGCCGGGTTGCTGCTGCCTGCGCTGCCGATCGCCGCGCCGATCCCGATAAGGGCGGCGGCGCTGACTGTGCCGGTGATGATCTTGACGGTCCTGTGCATGGTCCTGCTTCTCTCTCTCACGCGGTAACTAGTTAGCTGCTGCTCGCGCGGCCTTGCGGGGCCGCTGGCGTATACGGGGCTATAAACCGCTAGGCGGGCACCACCTCCAGCACGGGCATCGCCTGCCCTGGGAACCAGTGCAGCGTCTCGTCACCCTCGGGCTGATCGTCAAACCGGACCACCGGCCCTTCGCTGTCGCACAGCACCTCGTACGCGCCGTCCTTCAGCACGGGGTACAGCTCGCGGAACATGCGGTCGGCCTCGGTGCCGCGTCCCCAGCAGACGACCGACCCGGCCCGCCCTGGGTCCACGGCGCTGTCTTCGCGCACGTGCACCCGCGCGCCGGTTGCATACGGTGCCCACACGCCGGCCGCGTCGATGTCTGCCTCGTCCATCCGGATCCATTCCATTACTTCTCCCCTCTCTCGCCCGCACATGTGCGCGGTACGTTTTACGGTAGCGTCCGCGGCCAGCGGCTGACCCCCCGGCGGGCAGCTGGTGCGCGACGCTCAGGCTTCCACGTAGTACAGGTCACCGGGGTCGGCTTCCTGGGTGTAGGTGCGGCCACGGTGCTCCACCGTGATGACCAGCCGCTCACCGTCGCTGGCGTCCTCCTTGCCTGTGACCTTCCCCCGGTCGGGCAGGCCGTCTTTCCTGACGCCCGCCGTGCGCAGCACGGCCCCCGGCTGGAGCTCGTCGGCGCTGCGCAGTTCCATCAGTGCACCTCGCGCAGGCCGCGCATGTCCGGGTTGTGGGTGAAGTAACCGGGGCCGGGTGTCACGCGGGTGACCTTCGCCCCGGCCCCCGCTATGCCGGTCAGCTCCATGGCCTTGTCGTAGGCGGCGGGGCCGCTGTGGGCGCGGACGGTGATCGCGACGCGCAGGCCCCCTTCGGCGTCGGGCATGTAGACGGTGAACATCGGTCTCCTCTCTCAGGGCGTGTCGGTCAGGTGCTCGACTCGCACTGACCACGGGTACTGCGGCTGGTCCGGCCGGCAGACGACCGCGTACCTGTCCCCCGGCCTGACCGGGTAGACCAGCTCGGTATCCGCCTGGTTGTAGCTCACGGTCACGCGCGCCCCTGCGGGACGGGCGTCGGCTTCGGTTGCGGGCACTGGTGCGGCCACAGGGGTTACTCCTTTGGCTCGTAGGTGGCCACGCCGTCGTCGTCGTAGGTGACGGTGCAGTTGGCTTCCAGCCACCGCTGCCGTTCCCTCGCCTCCCACAGGCGCTGGTCGGCTTCGGCGTCGGCGTTGTCGCGGGCTACCTGCTGCTCGTACATTTCCTGGTCGTGCTGCTCGGGTGTCATCGTCAGTGGCCGGCTTCCCACTCAGCAAGCCGCGTCTCGGCTTGCTCGATCGCCTCAGCTGCGGACTCTCCCCAGCTTTCTCGCTGCGCACCGTTGGGAAGTTGGAAACGGCACACCCAGCTTGCACGGAACATCGGGCTGGGTTCATAGGTGGTCGTGAGGTCCACGGCCCGCTCCCCTGGGTCGTTCGCGGTGGTCTTGGTGTCATTCCCGGTCCAGATCCTGCCGGCCATCTTGCGTCCCCTCTCATGCTTACAACCCCATTGTACCACCCACATGTGGGTGGTGGGGGATGTACGGCGAGGAGACTCAGGCATCACCCGCTGCTGCTTCGTCACGGCGGAAGCACCCGCACGCGCAGGTCACTGATGTGGCGGTACAGGCGGAACCGCTTGTACGCGACGACGCATGAGCCGTCCGCGCTGACCTCGCGCAGCTCACCGACGACGTACCGGGTGCCGTTCAGCTGCATCCACACCAGTTCGGTCAGGTAGCGCTTGTACTCCTCCGGGGTCATCCGGTACAGGTAGTTCGGCATGGTGCCCTCTCTCAGTTGGTGGTGCTGAACAGCAGGTCCGCCCCGGCGGGGTTGCTCGCGAGGCTCGGCCCCCACGCCATCTCCAGCGAGTGCCCCGACAGCTGGCACAGGCCGGGACCGCGCGGCCAGTCGTCGAACGTCACGCCGACGTACCGGCTGCCCGGTTCCCGCCAGGTCCGCTCGATCACCAGCCCGTATGCGTTGACCACCCACGCGTGGTGGACCCACAGGCCCAGCGGCGACAGCGCGAACCCTTCCGCGTAAGCGCACCCTTCCGGGTCGAACGCGGTCACGCCGAGCACCGTGCGGGCGGCGTTGGTGAAGCACATGCGCGGTGTCATCAGCGGGCCGCCCCGGTACGGCCGGCCGTCCGGGTAGCGGGCCACCTCCCACTCGTGGCCGCGCTCAGCGATCACGTCCCAGGCCCTGTACTCCGGCATCCGGCCGCGTGTGGCGTCTGCGCACCGCTGCGCGAACTCGCGGGCCTCCCTGGTGCTGGTCATGCTGCCCTCTCTCAGGTTCCGGTGCTCGCGCGTGGCTCGGTAAAGTCGGTGACCGCGACGCTGACCCAGGCGTTCAGGGTGGCGTAACCGCGCAGCTCGCGGCGCTTTCCCAGTGCCGGGGTGTAGGTGCCGCCGCCGTACCTGGTGGTCTTGCGGTGCCCGCCCTGGCCGTCCCAGGTCATGAAGCCGAAGTTGTAGCGCCCGTCGAACCACCGCCGGGCGGCGGTGACCCATACCCAGGTGCGCCCGTCGAGCATGACGCCGTCGCCGTTCGGGTAGTGCTCGGCGTCGTGGTGCTCGACGGTGACCTCAACCGTCCAGCCGGCCGCGCGCAGCTTGTCCGCGTACTTGCCGGCACGGGCCTCAGCCTGGGTGGTCACTGCTCGTCCTTCCGGGTGACGCTGGTGACGGTGTACGCGCCGCCCATGCCGTCTGCCCGCTTGCCTGCGGTGAACGGCGGCGGCAGGGTCGCGTCGGCGGACACCTGCTCGGTGACCTCGATCCCCTCCAGCACGCCGTGCAGCTGCTTGACGACCATGTAAGTGACCAGTGCAGTGGTGATCATCGCGGCCTCCTTCCCGACCCGGCCCTACCGGGTCTCACAGCACCAGTATACCACCCACATGTGAGGAGTAGGGGATTCGCGGTCCGTCAGCAGGGCCTGCCGTGGATGTCGTAGCCGCGCGCGGTCTCCTCACGGCTCAGCTCGCGCGGCTGGCCGTGCATCCTCGCGTGCTCCTCCAGGCCCAGCTGCCAGGTGACCGGGGAGACCTGGCCGGGGCGTTCGAGGGTAAACCCGTCGTAGAAGCCGGCTTCCTCCCGTTCGGCCCCGGTCATCGTGTCGAACTCCGGGTACAGCGGGGCGGGCGGGGTCGCGTGGTAGCGGTCACGCTGCGCGTCGCGGTAGCGGTCGCGTGCGTAGCTGTCGCGCCACTCGTCCATCTGCCGGGCCAGCTCGCCCGGCTGCGGGAACCAGGTGAACATCAGGGTGCCTCCTTGCCGCTGACGTAGCTTGTCACCGCGTCGCGGGCCTCGGCGGGGACCGGCACCGGCTTGCCGCCGAAGGTCTCGGCGCGCAGGAAGCCGTCCTCGCTGCGGTGCACGTACATGATCCCGTGGACGGGCACGTTCACCACCCGGTACAGCACGCCCGCGCCGACCTGCTGGTACTCGGCCACGTACGCGGGCTGCGCCTCGGCGTTGGCCGCGTCGGTCCGGTCGTGGCAGTAGCAGCGCAGGCCGCCGTGCCACGACAGCCGGTAGACATGCCCTGGGACGGTCATGAGGTCAGCTCCCTTTCCAGTGCGGCCACGGCCTGCCCGGCGGTGGGGTAGGTCTGCGGCTCCGTGCTGCTGGCAGACTGCCAGTCCCACACGTCTTCCGGTTGCCAGCTCACGATGTCACCGAGCCAGGCGGCCTGGAGGGCTTCCGGGCTGCTCGCGTCAACGTCGGTGCCGGCCCGGTAGACCTCCCAGCGCGTCGCGCCGTTGCGGCCTCCGGCGACCCTGCGGGCCACGACCCCATCAGGCAGGGGCACCTTGAATGCTGTCACGCTGCTCAGCCTCTCTTTCATGCCATCGCCGGCGCGAACGCCCAGCTCACCTTGTTTGACCGGGCCAGGTTGCAGCGCCGGCACGCCGGCTGGACGTTGTCGCGCCGGTACGACCCGCCGGGGACGATCCGGTCGGCCTCGACGGTGGCGAAGGTCAGCGGGCACCCGCAGTGGACGCACGGGCAGCTGGCGCCGTTGCCCCAGGTTGCCAGCATCCACGTCTTGCGGGCTCGCCGGTCTGCTGCGTTTCCGCGTTTCTCGCCGCCTGGCCTCGCGCTCACGGGTGCCTCGCCCTCTCGCTGCTCACACCTTATTGTACCACACACATGTGGGTAGTAGGGGGTGGTCAGGCGGTCAGGTTCTGCCGCCGCCGCAGCTCACGCTGCCTGCACGCGAGCGCGGTGTCTTCCCTGGTGTGCCGGTGCGGGCACTGCCAGCCGGGCAGCGTCGCCGCCCACGCCGGCCGCCGCCTGCGTGACCGCCATATCGTGTCGCTGAGCGTGAGCGGCCCCCAGCCCAGGTGCCAGCCGAGTCTCATGCCGGCTCCCCGGTGGCCGTGACCAGCAGGGTCCGGGTGGTGCCGGCGCTGGTTACCTCGCGGGTGTAGGTGACCGCGTACGTGCGGGCGGCGTGGGTACCGTGGCTGACGGCCCTGTCGACGGCGCGCTTGGCGGTGCCGACGCTGACGCCGAAGGTGTCGCGTATGTGGCTGACGGCGGCGTTCTCCTCGCGTACCGCGTCGAATGCCCTGCTCATGACTGCCCACCCTCTGACCTCACGGTGACGACCACGCTGCCGCCTGCGATGTGCCCGGCGGTCTTCCAGGTGTTGATCTCGGCGACGCGCTTCGCGTACCGCTTGATCAGGGTCTGGCCGGTTATCCTCTCGGCGCTGGCGGCGTTCATGCTGACCGCTATGTCGTTCCAGGTGTAGCCCTTGGCCCGCAGGGCGGCCATGACGCGCACCGCTGCCTGCTCCATCTCGGCGGCGAGGTCGAACATGTCGGTCATCATCCACGGGTCCTCTTCGACGGCCCGCTTCTCGGCCGACTTGACTTGCCGGCGCAGGCCGCTGACGACCTCTTCGGGTGTCTTGGGGGCTCGCTCGCGGGTGGTGGCCATGATCCTCGCTCCTTGGGGTCTTACTACCAACCTGTACGCTCTAAGTGTACCAGGATACCACCCACATGTGTGGGGTAGGTAGTAAATATTTAGCACCGGGAAAGCCCAGGGAGAACTCCGCGGAAAGGAGGCGGAAATCGACGTGGCCGGACGAAAACGCGCCAGGGGGTAAACGGTACCCGGAAGGGCTCACGGAAGGGCTCAGGCGGCCCTGGGAGACACCACGCCGGCCGGTCCCGAATACAGGGTCAAACCCGTTAGCCGGCGGTAAGGTAACCCCACAAAGTCAAAGGGCCGCGCCCGCGCCCGAAGGCGAGTGCGCGGCCCCTGTGAACCCTTAGCAGCGGACCAACGCTACTTCGGACCCTACGACCACATATGGATCCGGGTGCTCGACTACCCGGTTCCCCTACTACCAGCCACCAGAAGGCAGGCAACATGTCCAATGTAGCAGCCCGCGCTCACATTCAGGCGTGCGACACGACCGCAGCCGGTTACATGATGCGTCAGGGGCCGGTGAGCGCAGCATGACGACTCTGCGCGTGCACCCGGACTACGCGGACCCTGACTACAGCCTGGAGCTTGACCGGAACCCGGGGCTTCCCCGGCAGCTGGTCTCAGACCGGGCGCTGACCCTCACCGAGTACCGGCTGGCCTACTACGTCTTCTCGCACCAGGCGACCCCGCCGCTGCCGACAGCCGCGCAGATCGCCGCGCGCTGGTGGGTGAGCGTCACCGAGGCCGAGGCGCAGGCGGCACTCGACAAGCTGGCAGCGCGCGGCTACCTGGTCGCAGGTGAGCAGCGGTGAGCGGCGACGGGGCCACCTACACGCGCAAGCGGTACCACCACGGCGGCGGTTTCGTGCACGCCACCAATGACTTCGCCCGCAACGTCCCCAGCACCGACGCCGTTGCCATCTGGCTACGGCTGTACTCCCACCAGGACGGCTGGGAGTTCACCGTCAAGAGCATCGCTGCCGAGTGGAACATCAGCTTCAAGCGCGCCGAGACGGCGATCAGGCTGCTGCGCGACCTGGGCTACTGCCACTTCTGCCGCGTCAGCCTGGGGCGCGGCAAGTTCGAGAGCTGGTACGACCTGACCGACGTGCCGGTCATGGCCTGCGGCGAGCAGCAGTGCGTGGACTGCGCGGCCCGGAGTTCATCGGTATCGGGTAGTCAAAAACAACCACCCGATACGACCTGCGACGATACCCCTGTTTCCGCAGGTCGTATCGGGTGGTCGGATTACGGGGTCCGTAAAACAACCACCCAAGTAGAAGAACATCTACTAGAAGACCAAGAAGACAAAGACCTTAAAACCTTTGCGCAAGCAGGCTCGCGCGAGCCTGAGTCTGATGCCCTGTTCCTGGTGCCTGAGCAGCCCAAGCCAGCAGCTGGCCGAGCCCGCAAGCCCGGTGACCTGACTGCGTTCGATGAGTTCTGGCGGGCGTACCCGCGCAAGAAAGGCGGGAAGGCGGGCGCCCAGAGGAAGTTCCTCGCCGCGCTGAGGCAGGCCAGCGCCGAGACGATCATCGCGGCGGCGGCGGCGTTCGCTGACCGGTGCGAGCGGGCGAGGACCGAGGAGCAGTTCATCCCGTACCCGTCAACCTGGCTGCACCAGGGGCGGTGGACGGACGAGCACGCGGAGGAGGAACCGGAGGCAGCCGCCGCCGCATTTACGTCGTTCGATATCTGAGAGAGGGAGAAAGACGATGCAGGACGATTACGAGCTACCCAGCGACATCGACGCGGAACGGTACCTGCTGGCATCGATGATGCAGAGCAGGGAAGCGATAGCCGCAGCAGCGGAGTACCTGGACCCCGGTGACTTCTACCGGGCGGCGCACCAGGTGATGTTCCGGGCGATGGTGTTCATGTTCGCGGCCGACGAGCGAACCGACCCGGTGACGCTGCGCGCGTGGATCACTGGCGACGGCGACATGAAGGTGTTCGGCCAGCAGGGCGCGGTCTACATCGCGGAGCTGTACGGGCTCCCGGCCAACCCCATCTCGGCGGTGCACTACGCGCGGCTGGTGCGCGCCGCAGCGCTGCGCCGCCGTGGCATCGAGCAGGCGCTGAAGTTCCGGCAGGCGCTGATGATCGAGTCCAACGACCCGGATGAGATCCTGTCCCGCTATGACGCGCAGCTGGAGGCCGCCCGGCAGATCGCCGCGCCGCAGCAGCTCGCCGTGCTCGACTACGCCGCCGTCACCGAGCGCGTCCACAAGGAGCACGCCCCCGTCGTGCCCGGCCTGATCGGCGAGCAGGACCGCGTAGTCGTCGTGGCTGAGGAAGGCGTCGGCAAGACAACCCTCGCGCACCAGGTCGCGTTCTGCGCCGCCGCCGGCATTCACCCGTTCCAGTGGGGCACCCGGACCATCCCGAAGCGCGTGCTGATAGCCGACTTCGAGAATCCCGCGCTGGAGCTCGGCTCGCGGTTCTCGAAGCTGGGCGAGGCGGCGGCCCGCTACCCCGGCTGGGATGAGGGGAATGTCCGGTTCTACCTGCGGATGGGCGGCATCAACCTGCTGCGCGCGCAGGACGCGTTCGAGTTCATGGACGCCATCCGCCGGTTCGAGCCGCACCTGGTGGTCGCCGGGCCGATCTACAAGATGATCACCGGGATCAAGCAGAGCGACGACGGGCTCCGCGCCCATGCGGCCGTCGCCGCGTTCTTCGACAAGGTGCGGGAACGGTACGGGTCGGCCGTCTGGCTGGAAGCGCACGCACCGTACGGGTCAGGCGGCCACCAGCGGGAGCTGCGGCCGGAAGGCTGGAACGGGTGGGCGAAGTGGCCTGAGTTCGGCCTGGCGCTCCACAAGGCGACGAAGGCGCACGGCGGCGACCAGGGCGCGGTGGAAGTCAGGCGGTTCCGCGGGGACCGGATCGCGTCCCGCCCGTGGCCGTCGTGGATGACCCGCAACCTGATGTTCCCGAGCAGCGGGTTCCCGTGGACCGGCTGCTGGGCGAAAGGCGTACTCGATACCCCGCTGGACCTGCGTGCCGAGGACAACGGGTACGAGGACAAGCGCTATGGCGACTGACCTGTTGCGGGTGCTGGGCTTCGACCAGTCGCTCACGTCGTTCGGCGTCGCCGCGATCTACGGCGCGGAAGCGGAGGCGTGGCGGCTGCGGTACCCGCCCAGGAAGCCAGCGTACGACGTGCGCGCCTACCAGCATGAGCGCCTGGCGTACCTGGAAGACGGCGTGCGCAGCGCGGCCAGCGGCGCTCACGTCGCCGCGCTGGAGGACGTGACGTACGCGGCTAAGGGTGACGCGCTGACCGACCTGGCGGGCCTGTTCTGGATGGTGCGCCACGTCCTGTGGGAGATGCACGTCCCGTACGCCGTGGTCAACAGCAGCCACCGCCGCAAGTGGATCACCGGCCGTGGCGACGCGCCCAAGGACGAGGTGCTGGCGGCGGTGATCAAGCGGTTCCCTCGCGTCAACGTGTGCGGCAACGACGAGGCTGACGCGCTGGTGCTGGCCGCCATGACCGCCGACCGCTACGGCTGCCCGATCGTGCAGATGCCCGCCGACCGGGCGGCCATCCTGAACGGCGTGCACACGACCAAGCCGAAGCGCGGCCAGCCGCTGATCGACTGGCCACAGCTGCGGGAGACGGTAAGACGGACACCATGAGTAGTCTGTTTCCCGAGCCCGTCGCGGAGCCTGGCGCCGGCCAGGCGCCCAGCAGGTTCAGTAACAGGCTGCGGTACCGCCGGGAAGATCACCCGAACCAGTGCCAGATCACCCCGGAGTACGTACTGATCCCCGTCCGGGCGGCGCTCGGCGGGATCATCGGCCTCGACCCGTGCACCACGCCAGACAACCCCGTGGGGGCTGAGCGGTTCTTCTGCCCGCCCGCTGACGGTGCCGCTCTCCCCTGGGACTCGGGCAGCATCTTCGTTAATCCGCCGTACGGCAAGGCCCGCGAGCGGTGGGTTAGGAAGTGCCTTACGGCGGGGTTCGCCGGCAGCACGGTCATCTTGCTGATCCCCGCCGCGACGGACACGGGTGTATTCCAGCAGGCACTAGGCAGCGCGCAATCGGTCGTGTTCATTCAGGGCCGTGTCAAGTTCGGCGTGACGCGGCCGAACCAACGGCAGGCAGCTGCGAGCCACCCGTCTGCGCTGATCGGATGGAATACGGACCTGGCGGCGTGCGCATACCTGGGCACGGCCGCTACGCCTGTCGTCACCCGGCCCGTGCTGGAGGCGGCCAGGCCGCAGATCGAGAGGGAGCCGGCATGACGGTTGTCATGAGCGAGCATCGCCGACGACACGGGCGGCCAGCCATTGGGAGGAGTGCAGCATGACCGCTAAGCGCCGCTGCTGGTGGTGCGGCCAGGAGGCCGAGGTGGACACGAGCCTGCCGGAATCGGCCGGGCTGGTCCGCGACGACAGCACGACGGACGGGTCTGAAAGCTGGATCTGCGCCGACAACCAGGCGTGCAACGAGCGCGCCAAAGCATCACGTTTCAAGACCGAGAGGGGAACTACCTGATGCCCGGACCCCTGAAGCTGCGCGCGCAGCTTCCCGATGACCGCCACAACGGGCTGGTCGACCCGGCTAAGGTGACGGACTTCCTGTCGCAGCCGCGTAACGCCGTGCTGGTGGTCGGCGTGCTGTACTGCCCGACGACGGAGGTGAACAACGAGACCGGCGCCAGCGTCCCGGTGGTGCGGTTCAAGCACATTGAGGTGGTGTCGCCCGGCCATGACGCCTACGGGCTGGTCGCGGAAATCCTCCATCAGGAGCACCAGGGGCGCACTGGTGAGATGATGCTCCCGTTCCCGCCTGGGGAGGACATCCGCATTTCCGGGGAAACCGACAGCAACGAGGAGTAAACACCGCATGACCGAAACGCAGCAGTTGCCGTCCGGCCTGTCGTGGTCCGTCACCCGCCGCCGCATCCCGTGGCACGCGGCGGAAGGCCCGCGTGCGCTGCCGCTGGGCCGGCACGTGAACCACGACAGCCGCAACCTGTGGTACCCGTACCGGCGGACAGCGCCGACGCTGGTCCGTGTCGTGCACGCCCGGAACATCCCGATCCTCGACCAGGGCGACGTGGGCAGCTGCACGGGCAACGGTGAAGTCGGCGTGCTCGGCTGCGACCCGAACTACGCGGCGCTGCCCGCAGGGCACCCGGCGCTGAACGAGGCTGAGGCGCTGAAGATCTACAGCGGCGCGGAGGTCATCGACGGCGACGGGCCGTACCCGCCGAACGACGACGGCAGCAGCGGCCCGAGCGCGGCGAAGGCGGCGATGCAGCTGGGCCTGATCTCCGGGTACACGCACTGCCTGTCACTCGAAGACGTGCTCGACGCCTTGCAGACGCAGGCGGTCAGCATCGGGATCAACTGGTACACGTCGTTCGACAACCCGCCGTCGTCCGGGCTGCTGACGATCAGCAAGGGCGCGACGGTGCGCGGCGGTCACGAGCCGATGCTGCGCGGCATCGACGTGGACGCGCAGACGGTCCTCGGGGACAACTCCTGGGGCGAGTCCTGGGGTGTTCAGGGTAGCTTCAGCATGGGCTGGGCGACGCTGGAGCGGCTGCTGGGCGAGCAGGGCGACGGCACGGTGTCGGTGCCGCTCGGCTCCCCCGCCCCGGTCCCGGTGCCGCCGTCGCCCGTCCCGGTCGCGGACGCGGCAGATACCACGCTGTGGGCGGCCACCGAGGGCTGGTCAGCTGAGACGCACGTCGAGGGCAACCGCAAGGCCGCGCAGGCCGTGCGGACCTGGGCGGCGGCCAAGGGACTTTCCTAGCGACGCGATCACCCCATTACCCACATGTGTGTGGTACTCTGTGGGTAGTGGGGCGGTGAGCCCCGCCGACACCCCAGAGAGAGGGCGAAGCACCCATGACGACCCCAGTGACCGACCTCAACGCGGCGTTCGCCGCTGAGCGCACCGAGCAGATCGGCAAGATCCTGGCGTTCAACGAGGGCATCCCCGGCCGCGCCGAGGCCGCCCGCGAGGCAGCCGAGGGCTACCGGGCCGACTTCGCGCAACGCGTCGGTGACGGCAAGGTCCGCGACAACGGCGACGGCACGTTCACGGTGACCGACCCCGGCAGCTACGACGACGGCGAGACGCTGCGGATGCGGCAGCCGCGCGGTTTCGAGCAGGAGCAGCCGATGCCGATGCCGGTCAGCAACCTGGACGAGAGCCGGGGAACCGCCGCCCTCTACACCAGGGTCCCCGAGTGGCACACCCTCGGCACGGTGATCCGCGCCGGCGTCAGCGACCTGGATGAGGTGCTGCGGCTCGCGCAGATCGACTTCGAGGTCATCAAGCGCTCAGTCCGCTACTCCGTCGACGACGACGAGATCGCCGCTGAGCTGGCCCGCCCGCTGACGAAGGTGTTCGACGGCCAGTTCGTCACGCTGCGCGCCGACACGATGGCACCGCTCGGCACGGTCGGCAGCATCTACACCCCCATCCAGAACGGCGACGCGGGCAGGTTCCTCCAGGAAGTCATCGCGACCAACAAGATGGTCTTCGAGAGCGCCGGCGCGACGTACGGCGGCAAGCACGTGTTCATCGGGATGCGGCTGCCGGAAGACGTGGTGCTCGACCTCGGTGACGGCGTGACCGACGTGATCAAGCCGTACCTGTACTGGCTGAACGGCCACGACGGGCGGACCAGCGCGACGGTCGCCGTCACCCCGTGGCGGGCCGCGTGCGGGAATACCGAGCGGTTCGCGCTGCGTGACGCGGTGGCCCGGTGGCGCACCCGGCACACCACGAACGTGATGGGCGAGGAGCAGGTCAAGGAAGCCCGCCGGACGCTGAACCTGACGGTCAAGTATTACGAGTCGTTCAAGCGCGAAGGCGAGCTGCTGGCCCGAACCGAGGTCACGAACGCGGACTTCGATGAGCTGATCAAGTCGGTGTACGAGCTGAAGGACGACGACACCGACCGCAAGAAGGAGTCGTGGAACGCGCGGGCCGGGGTGCTGCAAGAGATGTACCGGGGCGAGTCGGAGAAGCTGGGCCGCACCGGGTACGCGGCCGAGCGCGCATTCACCGACTACTTCGACCACGTGGCCCCCCGCAAGGGCACCGCTGACGGGATGGCCGCAGCCCGCGCCACCGCCCTGATCGAGGGCAGCGACGACCAGGCCAAGACCACCGTTCACAAGAAGCTGCTGACGCTGACGACCCGCTAGCAGCCCAGGACGTGCCCGCCCCCGCTGCGCACCAGCGGGGGCGGGCACCAGCTCAGCGGGGCGGCTGCGTACCGGTTAGCCGCCCCGCTGCTGTATGTACTGGGTAGAGATCCTGTTGGAGGAGGAGAGGGCCGATGAGGGAAGTCAGGGCAGGTGAGCCGTTGTTCACCGAGGGTGACGAGCCGGAACGCCTGCTGTTCACTGAGGAGTTCGCGACGCTGCTGGGCGTGACCCCGGCGACGCTGCGCGGTTACCATGCGGACGCGCGACGGGCGAGGCGGCTGCGGAAGCCGGCGCACTTCCCGCCGCCGGACGAGGTGGTGCGCCGTACCAGCATCAAGGCGAACCGGCAGCCGGTCGTGGCGCAGACACCGGTATGGCGGGAGAGCAAGGCGAAGCACTACGCGGACAACCGGCTGGGTCCGGGTGGCCGCCCCCGCGCGCAGCTCGGCCAGGAAGCCGGCTGATGGCCAAGGCCGGGAAACGCGCCCGGCACGTGCCGCCCGCCAGCGAGGTCAGGCTAGGTGTGCGCGCGTACCTGACCGACTGCCTGGCCTACCGGCTGGTACCGAACGCTGAGACAGCGAAGCGGGTGGTCTGGTGCGGCGGCGGCGACCAGGAAGAGAACCGGGCCGGCTACGCGCTAGTCCAGCGGCTGTACGAGCAGGAGCTGCCAGCGGTGCGGGCGGCCTGGCAGGAACTGCGCGCACTGGACGACAGGAAACGGCGGAAAGAGGGGGCACACGATGGCACTGGACTGGCAGCCGGCGGCGGGGGCCGGGGTGGAAGTAGCGTTCACGGACCCGCCGGTAAGCGTGCTCGTGTGGCGCACCGCGAAGCCTAACGTGATCCTCACGTTCACCCCCGATGAGTGGACCGCGTTTACCGGCGGGGTGCTGAACGGCGAGTTCGACCACTTCGGCGCACAGGACGGCGGGCCTGACAGCCCGCAGTTAGAACGGCGGCAAGCTGGCCCCGGTCAGCTTGCCGTTTCCCACTGAGAGAGGGAAAACACCGATGACACCGTACGAGCGGTTGCAGCTGATCCAGCTGACCGAACTCCCGGCGGCGGAACGGCGGGTACGCGAGACCTGCGAGGCGTACACGTGGGCGAAGGCGTTCAAGGACGGCCTGCGTGACGAGCTGCGCGAGCTGTCCCAGATCCTGCACGACGACGAGACGGGGGCACCCAGTGCCGCTTAACCATAAGGGCATGCAGGCCATCAGGGCGCGTCACCAGCAGCACACCTGCGCGAGCCACTGCGAACCGGGGATCTGCGTGCACTGCCAGGACAAGTGGCCGTGCGACGCGGTGAAGCTCCTCGACGTGGCTGCTGCGGCGGCGTACTTCGCTGAGACGTGGGCTGAGCTGATAACGCTGATGCCCGACGAGTACGACTGCACGATGCAGTGCGGCGAGGCTGAGGCGGCAGCTGGCCTGTACCGGGCACTTGGCGACGGTAAAACAGCCGAAGAGGTCCTTGACGCGCACGCGGCGCACGACACTGAGGAGGACAGCCACTACGAGCGGGGCGCAGCCGTCATCCGGGCCGCCCGTGAGGAGCAGCAGCGTGACCGAGCAGCAGGACGAGGCAGTCCCGTTCCGGGTAGCTGACCAGGAGTACGACCCGGCGATACCCGTCGACTCAGTCAGCGAGCACCCTAAGAACTACGTGATGGGGGACATCGGGGCCATCAGCGAGTCGATCGACGCGCACGGGTTCTTCGGCGCGGTCATCGTGCAGCGCAGCAGCCGCCGCATCGTCGCCGGCAACCACCGTCACCGCACCGCGAAAATGAAGGGCGCGAGCACGGTCCCCGGCTTCTGGCTGGACTGCGACGACGACGAGGCTGAGCGGATCCTGGCGGTAGACAACCGCACCGCCCGCCTGGCAACATTCGACGACGCCGCACTGCTGGACCTGCTGGTCGGCATCGCGACCAGCAGCGGCGACCTGAAAGGTACCGGGTACGACGGTGACGACCTGGACGACCTGCGGCAGATGCTGACCCCGCCGGACCTGGAAAAGCTCGGCGGCGGCGGCGGCCCGAAAGACAATGACCTGTGGCCGGTGCTGCGGTTCAAGGTCCCCCCGGCGGTACGCGACCGCTTCTACCAGGCCACCGACCCGGCCGAGGACCAGACCGACGAGGGCCGGTTCTTCTGGATGCTGCACCAGGTAGACCACCTTGACCCCCGCTGAGCTGGCCGCCACGGCGGTACGCGACCATCACGCCATCCAGCAGCCCGAGGAGCTGACCCGGCTGATCAGCCGGCTGCGCCGCCTCCGCCCGCTCCGCACGGTGATCGAGATCGGCTGCGACGCCGGCGGGACACTGTGGGCATGGCGGCAGGTATGCCCCGTGGTGTACGGCATCACCCTGCCGGTGTCCCCGCCGGGTGAGGGCCTGTTCCCGCAGGGCAGGCACCCGCTGGAAACGCACGGCGCACTCGTGCACCTGGGAGACAGCCACGATGCCGGGTCGGTTTTCTGGCTGGGCGCACAGCTGGGCTTCGGCAAGCAGGCTGACTTCCTGTTCATCGACGGTGACCACAGCCCCGAGGGTGTCCTGGCCGACTTCGAGGACTACCGGCACCTTGTCCGCCCCGGCGGGCTCATTGCCCTGGACGACGTACTCAACCCGGACCTGGACGTGCGGAAGGCGTGGACGCACATCACCAGCCTGCCGCTGCACACGGAAGTGATCAGCGCGGGGAAGATGCCAGCGGGGATCGGCCTGGTGCATGCACCAGCCTGACCCGGTAGCCCGCATGCTGGTCAGCTACTACTACCGGGGAAAGTGTGACCTGGGCCAGATAGTCGACATGGAAGCTGCGCTGGGCAGGGCAGGCGGCCGGCTGGAGCTGTTCGCGGACTCCGGGGCGTTTTCGGCGTTCACCCAGCGGCGCGGCGGTGCGAGCATCAAACGGGAAGAGTACGCCGCCTGGCTGACGGAGTGGCAGGACCAGCTGAAGATCATGGTCAACCTGGACGTGATCGGTGACGCGAAGGCCAGCGCCCGCAACCAGCTGTGGCTTGAGGACCGGGGCCTCCCGGTCTTGCCGGTCTACCACATGCAGTCACCGCTGAGTGAGCTGGAGGCGCTGTGCCGCGACTACGACTACATCTGCATCGGCGGCACCGCATCGCTGACGGGGACAAAGAAGCTCGCCGCGACCGCCCGCGCGATGCTGATCGCCCGTGAGCACGGCACCCGCGTGCACGGGCTCGGCAGGTCCGCGTCGGAGGAGCTGGCTTCCCTGCCGTTCTACTCTGCCGACTCGACCACGTGGACATACGGGGCTCGCTTCGGCTCACTCCAGGTGTTCACCGGCAGCCGGGTCGCTTCCCTGCCCGTGCAGGAAGCAGTCAGGCACCCTGTCCTGATCCGCTCGCACGGGGCCGACCCGCAGCGGATGGCTGTCCCGGCGTACGGCAACCGCGGAAAGAGCCTGGGGATCATGAAAGACCAGGGTGACTACCGGCGGGAAGTGGACGAGTCGGTGTTCGTGGCCGCTGTCGCGTGGAAGCGGCTCGAAGCGCACCTCCGCGCACGGCACCGTGTTCCCCCGCCGCCAGGGCAGGAGTCAACGGGGACGAACCTGTGGCTGGCGGACAACGCCATCCGGCACTTCGCGGTTCTGGTCCGCGCGGTCAGCTGGCTAGCTGAGACCAGCACATGACACCGCACCCGGATCCCGTGGCCCGGATGCTGGTCAGCTACTACTACTGGCGCAAGCGGGACCTTTCGCAGCTCGACAAGATGGCCGCCCCGCTCACCGCTGTGGGTGGTCACCTGGAGCTGTTCGCTGACTCGGGGGCATTCAGCGCGTACACGCAGCGGGGCGGCGGCGCGGCGATCCGGCGGGAAGAGTACGCGGCGTGGCTGACGGAATGGCAACCGCGCCTGCGGGTCATGGTCAACCTGGACGTGATCGGCGATGCCGCCGGCAGCGCCCGCAACCAGCTGTGGCTTGAGAACCGGGGACTGAACGTGACGCCGGTCTACCACATGCAGTCCCCCGTGGCGGAGCTGGAGGCGCTGTGCCGCGATTACAGGTACATCTGCGTCGGCGGGACCGCCAGCCTGACCGGCGCACAGAAAACCGCTGCGACCGCACGGGCGATGATCGTCGCCCGTGAGCACGGGACCGCCGTCCACGGCCTCGGCCGCTCCTCAGCTGACGAGCTGTCCGCGATCGGCTTCTACTCCGTTGACTCAACCACGTGGATGCAGGCCGCCCGTTACGGGGACATTCACCTGTTCGACGGCCGGACGCTGCGCCGCCTGCCGATCCGCAAGGCGGTCAGCGAACCCGCGCTGATCCGCCGGCACGGCGGCGACCCGCAGCGGATGTGCCGCCCCGACTACGCGAACCTCCAGTACCGCAACCGCAAGGACCCCGCCCAGTACGCCTCTTACCGCAGGGAGAACGATGAGGTCGTTTTCATCGCCGGGGTCGCGTGGAAGCGGTTCGAAGCGCACCTGCGCCGCCGTCACCAGGTGCCTCCTCCCCCAGGTCACGAGACAAACGGCACAAATGTGTGGTTCGCTGACGACAACATGCTGCACCAGCAGCAGATGATCGCGGCCGTCGCGTGGCTCGCGTCATCACCGTTACGGCCCGGCGCTAACTGGGAGGGAAAGCGATGAAGCCGTCAGAGCATTTCCGGTTCACCGTGCAGGAGCACGACCTGCTGACAGGGGCACTCGCGGTACTGCCGGACATCGGCGTGCTGATGCAGAAGACACCGAGCACCACGCTCAAGCGGTGGGGGGCAGTCCTCCACCATGACGACCGGACACTCCGGGCGCTGCGCGGCGTACCCGGCCTGGGCGCGGCGTGGGCAGCCCACATGGCCCAGGACGAGATCAGCCACCCACCGGGTACCTACGGGCTACCTGAAGCGGCAGGCGTCCCCCAGGACCCGGTGATCGCGTACTCAGGCGGACCTGACTCGTTCATCGCCTGGCGGCTCCTCGGCCACCCGGAAGCGGTCTACCTGGACTTCGGCAACCAGGCCGGCCAGGTGGAGAAGTACCGGGTGCAGCTGGCCAGCGACAAGTTCGCTGACCCGGACCGGCCGGTTACCTTCATGCCCAGCTACAGCATGCGGGAACTGTCGACCGGCTGGATCCCGTACCGGAACCTCCGCATCATCCTCGCGTGCGCTGAGGTCGCCCCCGATGTCGTCCTCGCCCGGATCGCCGAATGGGGGCCGGATAAGAACCCCGGCTTCTTCCGCCGCACCGAACGGCTGCTCGCCAGCTCACGCGGCGGCCACTTCCAGGCTGCCGCGAACCTCCCGAGGGTCCGCATCCACACACCGTTCGGTCACCTCACCAAGACGCAGCTGGTCCGCCGCTACCTCCAGGTGTTCGGCCCGGACGCCGCCGACGACCTGGTCCAGTACACCTGGTCCTGCTACGGCCCAGGCCCGCTGTTCTGCGGCCAGTGCGGCGGCTGCTGGTGCCGGTGGGTGGCGTTCCACCAGAACGGCATCCTCGAAGAGGACCGCTACGCGCAGCACCCGGAACGCGCCGCCTACTACCGGCGGCTGGACTGGCGGGACTTCCGCCCCGGCATGGCCGGGATGTACCTCAAGCGGGCGTGGGAAATGCGGGGGCTGGGCTGATGCCCGAGATCACGAAGACGTTCAGGTTCGCCGCGTCGCACCGGCTCGACGGCCTGCCGCCGGACCACAAGTGCATGCGGCTGCACGGCCACAACTACATGGTGATCGTGTCGCTGCGCTCACCGAGCCTGGACAGCGCGGGCATGGTGATGGACTACGGGCAGCTGGCGCCGTTCGCTGACTGGCTGGAAGGCACCCTCGACCACCGGCACCTGGGCGGCGGCGACGTGTTCGACGCGGACGGGAAGCTCACCGACCCCGCCGTCCTGCCGTTCATCCCGACAGCGGAGAACCTGGCCGGGCACCTGCTGGGCATCGCCAGGGAGATGTTCGGCCACTTCGTCACGGCGGTGGAGGTACGCGAGACCGACAACGTGACCGCGACCGCGAGGGCCGCCCGGTGAACGCCACGGCGGGCACTGAGCCCACCGTCCGTGACCTGCTGGTGTCGGAGGAGTTCACCGCGCCGCAAGGTGAGGGCCCGCACATGGGCCGCCCGATGTACTGGGTCCGCCTCGGCGGCTGCGGCCTGGAGTGCACCTGGTGCGATGAGCCGCAGACGTGGGTGTTCGACGAACGGCACAGGAAGATGCACGAGGGCGGAAAAGCGTACGACCCGAAGGCGGAGCTGTCCCGCGTGACGGTGGAGAACCTGGCCAGCCGCATCGCCGTGACGAACTACACGACGGTGGCGGTGACCGGCGGGGAGCCGCTTCTCCAGCAGGAAGCCGTGGGAGCGCTGATCGACCATCCCCTCATGGGAGGGATGTCGTTCGAGTTCGAGACGGCGGGGGTGATCACCCCGTGGCGGCTGGCTGGCTACGGCAACGTGCGGTTCAACGTCAGCCCGAAGCTGGCCTCCTCGGGCAACCCCGTGGCGAAACGGCGCAACGACGCCGCCATCGCCGCGCTGCGCGCACTGGACTCGGTGTTCAAGTTCGTCTTGGACACCAGGCAGAACGGCATGTGGCAGGCAGACCTGACCGAAGTTGAGTACCTGACCCGCCAGTGGGACATCCCGCCCGGCCGCGTCTGGGTGATGCCGTGCGGGACCACGCCAGGCGAGGTCACGGAGGGGATGCTGCTGCTGGAGCCGGTCGCGCTGGCCCGCCAGTGGAACCTGAGCAGCCGCCTCCAGGTGTTCATGCACGGCGACGCCAGGGGCTTCTGAGCCGTGGACTACGCGCTAGCCGAAGATTCCGCGCGCTTCCTGCTGGGGCACCTGGGGATCAGGTGCGAAGGTGAGCTTGACCGGACGCCGATGCGCCTGGTGCACGCCCTCGCGGAACTGACCGCCAGCCTCCGTGACGGCTTCAACCCGGCTGAGCTGCTGGCCCGCCAGTTCAGCCCGCCCGGTGACGTACCGCAGATGATCGTGGTGGAGAACATCGCGTTCACCTCGCTGTGCGAGCACCACGTCATGCCGTTCACCGGCCTGGCAACAGTCGCCTACCTGCCCTCACCGGGGGCCAGGATAGTCGGCGTGTCCAAGATCCCCCGCCTGGTAGAGGGCTTCGCCCGCCGGCCTCAGATGCAGGAACGGCTCGGCTACCAGGTGACGGAGGCGATAGGCAAGTACCTGGACGTGCAGGGTGCCGGCTGCACGATCCGCGGCGAGCACACGTGCATGACGCTGCGCGGCGCCTGCGCAGCAGGCACGTCAATGCTCACCAACCACCTGACCGGATGTTTCTTCGACTCTCCCCCGGTCAGGGCCGAGTTCCTGGCATTGACCAGGCCGTGACGCTATCCTCACTTGTGAGAGAAGGAAGCAGCATGTCACCTGCTAACTACGGGCCGATCCACGGGGAGCACGGTACAGCCGTCCCGCTCGTCGTCCCGCCGGCACCTGAACTGGCCACGCTCATGATGCACTGGCTGGTCACCGCCCCCGGCTTCAGCACCACCCGCAGCCAGTGGGTCATCGCCGTCAGCACCACAGCGGACCTGCCCGGCTTCAGGCCGTGCAAGCTCGACTTCGACGAGGCCACCCACGAGATCGTCATCATGCCGCTCGACCCGGAAGGCGGCGAGTACTCCGGGCACATGCTGGTCCGCCTCCTGCTGGCCTGCGAGCTGCCGCTGGGCACCGCCGACGCCGTCCGCGTGCAGGTACGCGCAGCTGAGCATGAGGTGTCCGAGCTGGCCCCGGTCCTCGCCGCCGCGATCGTCCGGCACGGCTGGACTCCCGAGGTAACCGCTGACCCGGCGGGCGTCCGCCGGCAATGGCAGGAGTTCATCGAGGACAACCTGTCCGCGATCCGCAGCACCCGGCAGCACCCGCAGCAGCGTCCCGGCGTGAGCGTGCCGCCAGCCCCGGTGACCCTCGCGCCGCCCGGAAGCCGGGGGAAGCCATGACCGGCAAGCACACTCACGCGTGGGAGCCCGCCACGGTGCCCTGCGGCACGTGCGCGCCGCACCCGGCCGTCCGCTGCCAGGACCCCGCCTGCCCGCTGCACGCCCACCCGATCGACGTGACGAAGTACGGCGACCCGCGTGTCCTTGAGGTGAAGCTCACCGCGAAGCGGGGCGAGCTAGCCAGGGTGTCCGACCTGGCCCGCGCGGTTTACAGGGAATGGCAGGACCGCAGCCAGGCGCAAGACACCATCGGCCTTGAGCTGCGCGCACTGGAGCAGCACTACCGTCAGGTGGTGGCCGTCCATGAGTGACCGCAGGCGCGGCGGCCTTGAGCGGGAGCTGTACGCCGCCGCGCAGCAGGAGACGCTGGACGAGGCGTTCACCGCCCTGGCTAAGGTCGCGAAGGCGCTCGGCGTGTTCGACCTGACGCAGCGGGCCATCTCGATCGAAGAGGTCGGAGAGCTGATCTGCGCTGAGGCGGAACGGCTGCGGGCACTCCAGCCGGCCGTGATCATCGGCGGCAGGGAGGCAGTCCAGCTCGGGCAGCAGGGCCTCACCCCGGACACGGCGGCTGCGCTGGTGCTCGGCGCGGGACCGTGGACGGTGCGGTACCAGCTGGCCGACCGGAACGGCCGGGTCATCGCCGGCAGCGAGGTCGGCCCGCTGGTGAGCGCGGACGACAAGGTGCGCATTGAGTTCGGTGTCACGGACATCCGGGTGGCACTCGGGTGAGCGAGCCGGCAGAGGGCACGGTGACCACCCGGCGCGGGAAGCGGCCGACGCCGTGGCTGGCCGACCTGGTGGCCGCCGCGTACAGGGAAGATGACGAGGCGATAGCGGCCGCCGCCGCCCACCTGGACGCCTCGGAGCGGCGCGACCTGGACCACGCGCTCATGGTGCTGGTCCGCGCGCTGCTCAACCAGCGGATGGGCGCGTCCGCGCGGCGGCGCATCACGCTGACCGTGGAACCGGAGGACGGATGATCATCGCGGGGATACTGCTGCTGCTCTGCTGCGCGGGCATGGGCGTGCTCGCAGTACGGAAAGGGATGCTGTGGGAGTGCGCGCACACTCTCGCGGCGCTGGGCGCGCTGGTCGGCGGCACGCGGGTCACGCTCGCGACCGGCTGGTGGGGCATCGTGTTCTTCCCGCTGACCTTCCTGGTGACCGGGTGGACGCTGCTGCGCGGGGTGAGGGCTGATGGCTGAGGTATACCGCAGGAAGGCGCTGCGCACAGACGACAGCGTGACCGTCGCCCCGTACCGGCCGCCGATCGACCGGGCGGCGTTCGGGCTGCTGCGGGAGGTGGCCCGGCTGGCGGCACCGTCCGCGGAAGTCAGCGAGATCGTGTTCCCGTCCGGCAAGCGGGCACTGGCCGCGTACTGGGTCACCGAGGACGGCCCGGATTACACGACGGTCGAACCGGGTGAGTACCTGGGCTACTCAGGCGGCAACAGGATCCTGTTCAGCACCGATGACGGTGACCTGGCCCGCTGGTACGAGCACGTCCCGCAGGAGGAACCCGCTGATGGCTAAGCGGTGGCTTACCGCCTCGGTGGCGGCGCTGGTGCTGATGACGGTCACGGCGGCGGTCGCAGGCTCATGGGTGTGGGCGGTGTTCACCGTCGTGATCCTGGCGGGGTACGCGCTGCTGATCGCCGTAGCCGGGAAGCGCGGGCGTCCCGGTGGCTGAGCCGTTCGACCTGGAGGCGTTCCTGCTGCGCGTCACCCGCGACCAGCAGCCAGGCCCGCGCATGTACCAGCTCCGTGTCCACCCCGGCCTGCTGGCGCAGATCACGGCGGGCGCTGATCCGGCCGTCGTCTCGTGGCCGCACGCGTACGGGACCGCGTACCTTGTCTCAGACCAGAGCCTCCCCTGGGGCGGCTGGCAGCTGATCGAGCAGGGCCGGATGGTAGCTCACGGTGAGCCGGGTGAGGACGCGGCGGGCAGGGCCGGCCAGCGCGAGCTGCCGCCGGCCGCTGACCTGGTGGCGCTGATCGAGCGGGCGCTAGCAGACGGGGACAGGGACGCCGGGATGGGTGAGATGAGCGGCGGCTGCGAGACGACGCTGCGGCTCGGTTTCGCTGACCTGATGGGGGCTGCCGGTGACGAGCACTGAGTGCGGGTCGTGCCACGCGGAAGTTGACTGGGCGCAGAAGTTCCCGCTGGAGCTCAACGACAAGGGCCTGCCGAAGGCCGTTCCGGTGAACCACGGCAGCGCCGGCGACCCGGCCGGGAAACTTGAGGTGTGGCGTGAGCCGGTCATCGGCACGGCGGACGGCAGGCAGGCCGCGACGGTGCTGTACTTCCGCTACCTGAAAAAAGACGAGACGCCGGCACCAGGTCATCATCGTGGCGTCTCGCACTTCGGCACCTGCCCGGACGCTGGCAGCTGGAGGCGGAAGTGAGCAAGAAGGCGTGCGAGCGCGAACAGCTGGCATGGCTCCTCTGGCACTATCGGCAGGGTTACAGTGACCCGCTGAGGATGGCTGACGAAATACTGGCCCTCCTCCACGTGGACCCGCCCGCAGGCGGGACAATGACGGGCGAAACCGAAACCCGCACAGAGGAGCAGCCCCGAATGTTCACCACAGGCACCAGCCCGCAGGCAGTCGTCAACCAGGTATCCGGTGTTCTCACGAACCTGCGGAACTCGCTCGCGGCGGCCAAGGAACTCCAGTTGTCGCTCGCGGGGGTGAGCATTCAGGACCTGATCGCGTTCGGGTTCGCCGTCGACCCCAACGACGACACGCAGTCCCCGGACGCGCAGGCCATCAAGTCGGCGGTCGCAGACGCGGACGGCTTCGCGCAGCTGTTCGACACCGGCACCGACTCACGTGACCCCGGCGCCGGGTACATCTACGGCCAGTCGATCCGCGCCGTGATCGGGACAAGGCAGACGTAATGCTCTCACGGTTCAGCCCGGTGCAGGAGATCGCCAACGGGCGCGAGTACGACGTGACCGCCGCTGACGGTGAGGTCATCGGCACGCAGGTCCCGGCGTGGGTAGCGCGGGTGATCGCGGCCTGCGACGGGCCGGTGCTGGTACGCGCGTACCAGTGCGCGGGTGTCTCCCCGCCGGGGACGAAGACGGCTCCCCAGGCCAGGTGATCGCAGCCTGACCGGGCAGCCCGGCCGCCGGCAGCCCACCACCCAATAGGGCTGCCGGCGGCCCGGACGTTACCAGGTGACCCTGGACGAGGAAGGACAGAGATGGACGAGCGCCCCGACCCGCTGGAGGCACCGCCTGCACGGGCACTGGTGCAGGTTCACGCCCCCGAGTGCCCCGTGCACGGGAAGATGACATACCGGGGCAATGACTCCTGCCCGATGGTGCAGTTCGGCGCGGTGCTGACGTGCGCCTGCGAGCCGGAACGCTTCGAGTGCCTCGGCTTCGACGGTGAGGGCTGCGAGGTCACTCCCCCGGTCGGTTACGCCGGCTGGCTGGCCGGGAGCCGGTGACCCCGGTGGCACAGGCACGGTGCGACGGGAGCGACCCTAACCTGCTGCGGCAGGTACCCGAGGGTGACTTCGACTCGGCGGTGATGAAGCTGGCCGGGCACTGGCAGGCGACCGCTGAGCCCGGCTGCGTGGTGATCCAGTGCCAGTGCGGGCTGCTATTCGACGACACCTACCGGATGCGGTCGTACCCGCACGAGTTCTTCGGGCAGCTCCGCCTGCCCGGTGTCACCTGAAGTCCCGTGAGAGAGGGGACCGCATGATGCTGGCCTTTGCCGCGTTCGGCCTGCTGTGCTCGGCGGGCACCGGGTCTGTCCTGTGCGGCGCGTGGCTGCTGTGCCGTTACGCGCCGGTCTGGTGGTCTACCAGCGACGGGCAGCGGAGACCATCGTGGGAGGAGCGCCGGTGAGCGAGACGGCCGGGGGACTGCCTGGGGAGCGGGGAACTGCTAATCCCCCGGCCAATGACGACATTAGCCCGCACATGTGGGCGCGGCTAGTAGCCTGGCTGTCCTCAGTACGGCTGTTTGCGCTCACCCGCCACAGGCATGCGCTCGTGCCCGTCAAGGTCACCAACCCGCCAGCGGGGATGAGCGCGCTGCTCGGCGGCACGCCCCCGCCGGTCGGGACGATCGTGCTGCTGCGCTGCGACTGCGGGCAAGGCACCGGCCACCTCGCGGAGATCATGCTGCGCGGCCGGTACACGCTGCCGCAGGTGCAGGGGCTCCCGTCGTGGGCTGAGGAGCCGGCCACGGAGGAACAGGCCGCTTAACCCGATGCCCGTGGCGCGTGAGGCATAGCATTCAGCCTGACACGCGGCTGGCGGAAGGTACCGGGCTGATGGACGATAGCGGGTGAGTGACGCCGTTGTCGTGGCGGTGCTCGGTGCCATCGCCTCCGGGTTCGGCGGGGCTGGCTTCTGGGCCTGGCTCCAGGCCCGCCGCACCAGCAGCGGCCAGGTCATCACAACCCCTGCGGAGATACTGTGGCAGCAGATGCAGCAGCTCCTAACGTCTACCCAGGAGCGGGCCGACAAGGCCGAGGCGCAGCGCGACAAGCTAATCGAGCAGCGGGACAAGCTGCTGGAGGGCTACACGGAAACCTCCGCGACGCTGGCCTCTATCAACTTGTCGCTACAGAGATTGCTCGAACTGGCCCCGCCCCAGGGCCGTCCTTGAGCCTCAACCTCCTGCGCCGGCTGGTGGCACTGTTCAGCCCCGGCCCCGCACCACCCACCAGCAGTCCCGCCGCGCCCGGCGCTGACATCGACATCAGCGTGGACGAAGCCATCCAGCGCCTTCGGGTCATGTCCGGTGAGCTTGCCCGGACAGCGGACCTGTTCGAGGCGCGTGTGCGACAGCGGAGGAACACAGGTGACCAGCCCGTCATCCCCGGAGAACCCGGACGCGGACCTGGCGAAGACAGCCAGGGACCTGACTGACTCCGTCCAGGCGACGAACGCCAAGCTGGACAACGTGATCAAGTGGCGGCGCCGGTTCGTGCTCGCGACGGTCACCGGGAGCCTGGTATTCGCGGGGGCGATCGCCGGCGTCGTGATCCTCCTCGGCTCCCTGCACGGCACCCAGGGCCGCCTTGAGTCGGTGGTGGACTGCAACAACGACCGCTCCCGCCAGTTCGTCAACGCGGTCGCAGTGCGGTCGCAGATCAGCGCGGAGCAGAACACCGCCCTGGAGAAGCTGCTCGCCCAGGTGCTCCACGTCACCTCCGCGCCCGCGTTCACCGCAGACATCAACGCGTACATCGGCGCGGCGAACCGGCTTGCCCAGCACCCGGTACCCGCCTACCCTGCGAACGCATGCAAGTAATCCAGGTGCCGGCGGACGCCCGCCTGGCGGTGCTGGTCACCGCCAGCGGGTTCCTCGGCGCGGGCCTCATCCTGCTGTGGGCCTATTTCAGCGGCACAGGCAGCCACAGGTCACCGCGAGCCCCCAGACTGCACCATCACGACCCTCCCGCGCCCCGGCGCGCCAGGCTCGAATCGGCGCTCCTCACCGGGGAGCTGCCACCGGGCGCTGACTACCCGACTCAGCCGCTGACGGCACACGACACCAGGGAGATGAAGCGACCGTGATCCTCCCGCCCAGGCGCGGCGGCACCTACCTGTACTGCCCGGCCTGCCCCCGCTGGCGCACGCGGACCCTGCGCCAGTACGCCCGCCACTGGGAACGCCGGCACCACTTCCACCACGCAGCCCGGATCATCGCGGGGGCAGGCGAGGTCTACGTAGCCGCCTGCGGGACTCAGCTGCACCAGCCCGGCTGGGTGGAGCTCGGCTACACCCCCGGATACGGCATCAGCTTCCCGCCCCTCACGGCGCAGCGTGCGGGAGGATAAGACCCGGTGACCGATGACCAGGCTGCAACCGAGAAGCCCAGCAAGGTCAAGCTAGCCGAAGCCCTCGCGGAAGTACCGGGCATGCCACCGGCGATGCTCGCCCGCGCCGCCGGCGGCTACTACCACGATTACGAGTCACCGCTGGCAATGCCCGAGGTCCAGCTGGTCCGCGACCTGCGCGACATGGCCGAGCTGCCGGCCACCGGCCCGAAAGCCAGGGCGGCCCTGCGCGCTATCGCGCACCGCGTCATGGAAGGCGACTTCGACGCCACTAAGGCAGAATCAGACGCGTGGGCGGCATCGGCGGAAGGGCAGGAAGTCATGCGCGAGTTCATGAGCGGCATCGGCAAGAAGCGCCGCCGTGGCTGAGCCAGAGGCCGTGTCCTGGCCTGACGGTGAACCTGTCACCCCGTGGGCCGACCCGTGGCATGACGTGATGGGTGACATCCGGCGGGTAATGAGCGGGCCGATGACAGGTAACCCGCTGCTCGACGAGGCAGCCGGCCGTCAGCGCGAGTTCTGGCTGACTGACGCAGGCGGCGAAGAGGACGATGGCTGACCTTGACCCTCCCGGCTACCTCAACGACCGGCAGCGCGCCCTCTGGGTCGCGACCGTGCAGCAGCTCCTGGCCGCCGGGTCCACCGCACGCGTCAACCCGGATGCGCTCCTCGCGTACGTGTCCGCAGTCGCCACCCATGAGCGGGCCACTGCGCTCCTCAACCAGACCGACATCCTCGTTCAGCGGGACGGCAAGCCGGTCGCTAACCCGGCCCTCGAAGTGCAGCGCACCGCCGCAGCGACCATCGCCCGTTTCACCAGGCAGTTCGGCCTCAACCGGCCCGCCCCCATGCAACCGCCAACCCCCGTCCAGCGCGGACGCTGGTGCGAGGAGCACAAACGGTGGGAGTGCACCAAGAACCGCAAGCGCGGCGGCATCTGCCACTCCCCCGCCGTCCTCGGCTACGAAGCCTGCCGGATGCACGTCGGGAAGAACGTGGGCAGCGACCCGGTGCACATCCTCGCGATCGAGCAGCAGCGGAACCCGCTCGCTGGTGAGCCGCTGGACATCGGCCCGGCTGAGGCGCTGCTGTGGCGGGTCCGTGTCCTGGCGGGTGAGGTCTCCCGGCTGGACATGACGATCGCCGGGCTGGAGCAGGACGAGCTGGTGTTCGGCGTCACCCGTGAGGAGGTGTCGGAGACGGCGGACGGGCCGATGACGAAGGTGACCAGTGAGGCGCGGCTGAACATGTGGCTGGTCCTGCGGGCGCAGCGGGAACGCGCGTTGCAGGACGCGTGCGAGGCTGCTTTGCGGGCGAACATCGAGGAGCGGCTGGTGCGGCTGGCTGAGCAGCAGGGCGCGGCGATCCACCGTCTGCTGCTGACCGTCCTCGGTGACTTCGGCATCGCGCAGGACGACCCGCGCATCGCGCAGGTGATCCCGATGCGGCTGCGGGAGCTGACCGCGTGAGCAGCGCCGCGCCTACACCAGCGACATGAGCTGACCGCGCTACCCTGGCAGGCATGGCGATCAGACCAGCCAAGAACCCCGTCCCGCGCCTCAGCGCCGGCCAGTCGTTCCCCCGCGTGGAGCTGCCGCCGTTCGAGCCGCTCCAGCGTGAAGACGTGACGCTCGCCACCCCGGCCGTCATCCTGCAAGGTGAGCGGGACGCGGCCTACCGGGTGATCAACGCGCTGGTACGCAGGTACGCGGGCGGCTCAGCGTTCCTCGACGCAGGCGCCGCTGACGTGGAGCAGCCGGTGGTGACAGTGGAGCTCATGCGCGACGCGGACGGCTTCACGATCACTACCCGGCCGCTGTGA